ATGTGCATTAGGAAATGATACATTTAATGTTGCCAAGGCCGCATAACTTACTGTTTGATTGACAGCTATAGTTCCTGTTGTAGCTTCTGACATTGTTACCGTAGATATAATATCTATGTTAGTTCCTGGGTTAGCAATAGTATACGTACCTGTTACTGCTGTTATTATATCTCCACCGACAGCATCCACATATAGTTCTAAATCGTGTAAAGGACTGGCTCCATCAAGTGTTGTGCCAGGAATATTAATTCTGTCTCCAACCTTATAACCACTTCCTCCGTTGAATACTGTTATGTTATCATATGAACTAAAGTTTCTTCTTATATTAAATGTAGCATTAGTGCCTGTGTTTGGAACATTAGTACCTGCTACACTATTATATGGTCCTGTTGGTTGTGAGGCTGTACCTGCAATGGTTATAGCAGTTATCGCTCCAGCGGCTTCATTACTTACTTGTGTAATAGTAATTGTTGCATCATTAGCAGGACTTGCGCCTCTTAAATTTGAACCTGGTATTACTAACTGTTGTCCAACAGCATATCCTGAACCTGGAGTTTGTATACCATCTGTAAGGTCAACAGTATAGTCTCCTTCTCCAAGTTCAACTCTAAATGTAGCACCTGTTCCTTGTCTATTTGAGCCTACAACTCCTAATGCTGTCCTTCCATTCACTGCTGTACCAGTAGTAGTATATGTTAAGATTGCACCATTTGCATCAACACTAGCTATGGTACCTGTAATATCGTTTATTGGAGAACTTCCACCTAAACCAGTGGCATTACCTGCAATAGTAAATGTTTCTCCTACAAGATAGTTTAATCCGCCGCCACCTGTAACCTGATAGCTTGCTCCTGTGACTTGTACTGTAAATGTAGCATTTCCGTCACCTCCTGCGGTATTAGAAGTAAATGCAACATTTGTAAATGTTTCGTCTCTTTGCGGAGCATTTGTTGTAGTAAATGCAATGCCAGTAATCCTTCCAGCTAATCCCACAGAACCAACATCGAATGTTATAGCACTTGCTCCACCGTTACCTAAAACACTATCTGCAATAGTCACAGTTGATCCCTGAGCATTACCTAATCCAGGAGTAGCTATAGTAATATCTTCTAAATCAATATCTCCTGCTGTTGATATAGTGCCTACGTCCATTGTAAAAGCGGCTGCACCGCCACCTCCTAGCGAACTATCTTGAATTGTAATTGTGTCGCTTACTGAGTGTCCTGATCCTATTGTTTTTACTACTACGCTAAGAACAGCACCAATAGCGTTGACCGTGATGTCAAATGTTCCAACTACTCCTGATCCAGTACTTGTACCGCTAACATTAGTATATGTGCCAGCCGTTCTTGATGCATCACTAGCACCAAAGTTAGTCATAGTTTTATGGCCGCCTGCTGGCTGTACTATAATGTCAAATGTTGCTCCACCTCCGCCTGAAGAGGCAGTAACACCTGAGTATGTACCTGGAGTTCTATTTGTAGGTGTTTGTGTTAAGTTAGTTAAACTTAGGATTTCACCTCCTGAGCTAACTGTATTAACTGTAACATAGTTGTTATGTGTTGCACTACCTCCTGTAGGTTGAATTACATCACCTCCTAATACTATGCTATCACCAACGACATATCCTGATCCGCCATTATTTATAGTAACACCAGTATAAGTTGTGTTTAAATATTCAACATTAAAGCTTGCATTTGTGCCTGCATTACCATACGGATTATGAGAAAGTGGTGTTAATATAGCAAATCCATTAAAGCTTAATCCGCTTATTGTTGCTGTATTAATGTCACCGTCACTATTAACAGAAGTTACAAATATTGTTGCATCATTAGCTGGTGTTTCTCCGCCTAGCAAATTACCTAGGACTTTAATAGTATCTCCTGCTACATAACCGTATCCGCCATTTGCTACACTATTCAATACGTAAGTGTTACTTGAATCTCCTGAAGGAGATATATTAAAAGTAGCATCTGCTCCATTAGCTGATACATTTGAACCGCTTATTTCAGTATAGTTTACAACATTACCAATTCTTGTATTAACAAAATTACCGCTGAACTGTACTCCTAGTCCTGAAGCACCAGTACCTATTGTTTGCACATATATTGCTGTACCGTCTCCTCTATCAACAGCCATATTTGCAGCCAAACCTGCTGTGTCTGTAACTTGCAAAGTATCAGTGTTTGGTGCCGCATTTGCTGTTGTAGTCAAAGTTAAAAATGTTCCGCCGCCTGCACTTGTATCAATAATTTGTGTTACTTGTGAACCAGCAGGGATACTAGCTTGTGTTAATGGAGAACCTACTTCTGGTGCCGCGCCGTCAAACGGTAAAATAGTGCTTCCACTTGCTACAGCTAATTGTGTCGTAAAACTTCCCGATGAACCATTACTAGCTATAGTAAATGTTGGCTGACTTATTGATGCTCCAGTATAAAATCCAGCTTTGCGTAATTGACAGTATGTTGTAACTAAAACTTCACCGTTATTTGTTCCTACTTTGGCCTTTGCATAATAGTTAAAAGTTTTATCACCCGTTACGCTATTAATTACAAATGAGCCTTCTGCTCTAGCGGCTCCAACAACACTATCTTCTAATGCTTTAATTGTAATAGGTTGTCCGTCTTCAAATCCGTGTGCAACTACTGTAGTGACAGTAATTAAACTAGCACCTATGCCTCCAGTACCTGTACTTGCGTCAGTCGTTACATTTTGTACTGCTGTATTTGTTGCAGGTATTTCATAAACACTTGGATACCCTCTAAGTGTACCTATAGCTGACCATTTAGTAGGCTGTAACCCATATTCGAAGTCAGCGTCAAGCATACTAAGAGGATGGGCAATACGCATACGCTCAATTGCATCAGTACCAAAATCATATGGTCTTACTTGTACAACACTTTTCCCATTTTCTACTTTTTCTACAAAAACTTGTAGATGATCAGTTGCGTCATGAGAGGTAGTATTGTAATTAAAATATATTCTTGTAATTGCATCAGTTGTTTGTAAGTATGTTCCAAAATCAGAATCATAACCTTTGGTAATTAATTTTGCTGTACCACCGTTTTCTGCATTAGAAAAGTTATATATGATTTCATTTTTTGTTGTGTTAGTAACAAGTAATAATTCGTCTAAACCCCAACGACCTTGGACTTTAATATTTCCTACTCCTGTATCTACTAAAACAGGGAGCTGATCTAATCCTAAATTTATTACATTTATGACTATTCCAGCAAGTTCGTTTATCCTAACTATAGCACCAGCTTCTGCATTGTCGCCAGTTGTATCTGTAGTTTGTATTACCTGTGTTTGATTACCAGAATATGCACTATTTGTAAATAAAAAGTCTCTAATTATATCTCTAATTTTTTCATATGTTTTTACTTCAGCTTGTCTATCACCATCGAATTGCGATACAGTACCTTCCCAAAAATCACTAGCGACTTTCCTTGTTTCTTCATTTCCGCCATATCTTAAGTCCCATGCCCAAGCATCGATAACTTTTCCTATTTCTGTTTCCCACTGTGTTACACTATAAGTATATCCTGAAAATCCTGTGGCTCCTGCTGTAACTTGCGCCTCTATCCATGCAACCGCTTCTTTTTGTAAGTAATATTTGTTCCCCCAAAGCAAAGCATATGCATTTGGATATACGTATCCTGTTGCACTCATTCCTGGCTTAAATACGTAATTTTTTATTTGTGTCTTTGCCATATTCTTTTAAATCCCAAATGCTATCGCAAACGCTGTTGATGTTTCATCTACATATTTTTTGTTTGGCACTGCTGTTACTCCTGATACTGCGCCACTTAGTGTTGCGGTTGTAAAAGATGCTGTTGATGGTGTAGTTGCACCTATTGTTGTATTATCAATTGTACTGTTATTTATAGGTCCTACTATTCTTCCGTTTACACTATCGACTAACAAAGTACTGTTATCTGAATATACAGAGCCATTAAGATCTCCTGTTACTCCGCCAGTAGCTGATATCATACTAGCAACACTCATTGTACCGCCAATATTTGCATTTCCTACTACGCCCAAACCTCCGGATACTTTTAAAGCACCAGTTGAAACACTTGTACTTTGTGTAGTATTTGTGATACTAACTTCACTAAAGTTTCTTGCTTGATCTAAAACTGTAATTACACCATACACTGTACCATCTACATTACCATAATACAATGTATCTGGTGCAGATAAAGGAATAGTCCATGTTAGTCTTCCTGAGCTTTTTCCTTGTGCAGAGTCTCCAACTGTACTATCACTGTGCCTTAAACCACTACTATAAACTGCTGTTGATCCAGGTGTAACACTACTAAAGATTTTAAAAACTAAAGTTGTAAATGCTAAATCTATTGTAGATGTTTGATTTCTATATACGGTTATGCCAGGTTGATTATTTAATTGGCCATCAAATCTGAAATTGCCTGCGGCTTCCACAAAGTCGTAATCTGCCGCTAATCCTGCTTCAGAATTATCTACAGATAAAGTTAAAGTACTAGCAGATATATTTCCGTTAGCGTCTACTGTAAAATTAGGGCTCTTGAACCCGTATTCTGATCTAAAAGGCGTATTAACTGTCGTTGGCATTCTTTACTCCATATAGTATATTTAGCCTAGTTATGAATGTCAACTAGTTAATGGATTTTGGTTTTGAAAGTAATTTGCAGTGTAAATAAACTTCGCACCTTCATATCCTGTTTTAGCTGTTATAAGTAAGTCAACATATGATTGATTTACTGTGACTGACAGGTCTACAAGATCGTTGCCTAAATTGCTACGAGAAAATGCATTTAGATTAGCATAGTCTACACCTACTGCAACAATACACTTGATTATTTCTTTATTAGCATTGTTATAGTCTATTGAGATTGTAAATTCTGCTGTGCTAAATTCACCTGCATGCCAGCGTTCTACTTGTGTATTTGTATAAGCTTGTTTCCATGGACCATTATGAGAGGTAGCACCATTATTGCGAAGAAGTAATGTTTTTTTAATTCCGTCTTTAAAGTAATTTGCAATGTTAAACATAATGATCCTTTGTCATTATATTTATCAGTTATTTACTATGATTAGTTTTCCAAATTCTGGCAAGTATAGATACTCAATATCACTGGTAGCAAGTGTGCGTATTGCATCATCAAGGGTTTCTACTAATGGTTCACCGCCTAAGTTAAAACTTGTGTTAAAAATAATTGGAACGTTTGTTTTATCTTTAAATGCTTTAATAATATCGTAATAATGTGGATTTTGATCTCTACTTACAGTTTGAATGCGACAAGTTCCGTCTACATGGATAATTGCAGGAATTTTTTCTTCTACACCTTCTTGACAATTTACAGCATACATCATTGTAGGACTGCTATCCATTCCTCGTAAATCAAACCAATCATGTGCATCTTCTTCTAGTATACTGCCAGCAAAAGGCCTGAAATATTCTCTACGTTTTACTGCATTTACAAAATCTTTTCCGTCTTTATAAGTAGGGTCAAACATCAAGCTTCTATTACCTAATGCACGTGGTCCATTTTCTGATCGCCCTTGAAAACAAGCAACAATATTTTTTGTAGTCATAAGTTCGACTACATCTTCATGATTTGCATCTTTAATTTCAGCATCATATTTTTCAACTGTGCTATAAATTTCTTGTTCTGAATATTCATATTTAGGACCTAAAAATACGTTATCTGCTCTTGCATTAACTTTTGTATCTTGGGATACTTTATAATGCTGAAGTAATGCCGCACCCATTGCTGTGCCTGCATCATTAGAAATAGGCTCTACATAAATTTCAATGCCTTCATCTTTTAAAGCTTCTAAGTAATGATAATTAGCTACACAGTTTAAACCGTATCCTCCGCTTATCACAACTTTTTTACATCTTGATTTTTCAACAGCATGTCTAATTAGCTTTACTACTGCTTCTTGTGTTTCTTGTTGTACAGCATATGCTAAGTCTCTTCTATTTTCTAAGTAAGTAACATCTTCCTGATCAAATGCTAATTCTTCATTATCTAACTCTGCATACATTCCTTTGTTAACAACAGCTCCATTAGGATATCTTGGTACTATTAAACTTCTACTAGTTGTTGGAATTGGTAGTGTTACTTCGTTATCCATAATAGCAGGAATATTATCGTTAGGTTTACCGTAGGGTGAAAGGCCCATAGTTTTACCTGCTTCAATAGCTTGAAAGCCACAGTATTCAGTAACAGCTTCATATGCTTTAACAATTCCTGCACGATCATGAATAAAAGCAGTATAATTTGTATTAGGCTCGCCCCAATTAGTGGCATCCCAATTATCAACTACTGCACCTGGTATAGCTTCTCTTGCACCTATACTTTTGTGTAGAGTTTTAAATTTATCAGGATACTGACATTTGTAAATACTTTCTGTTTCCCAAATAGTCATACTATTGCCCTCGTGGGTCAATGGAAAAAACGTACCAGCTCCATCAACAATAACCGCTACAGCTTCGTCAAATCCTGATCTATAAAAAGCCATTGCCGCATGCATTTTGTGATGATACATTGCTACATCAATTACTTCTGCTCTGCTTGATGGATCTTGTGTATGCAATAAACCTATTTTTCTAGCTAAACCTGTGTAAACATCTTCACCAGAGTAATCTAATTTACCAGCAGTTTCTTCTAATCCAGTAGTATGTGCAATTACTAAGTAATCTAATCTGTCAGTATATTCTTTTATTTTAAGAATACTAGCCAATGGTCCGCCATCGTATTTTAATCTAGTAAGTCTTTCTTCTTCGATACTAAAAACAATTTTGCCATCTTTTAACAAACATACACCTGCGTTATGTCCTCTAGCTATTCCTGCGATCCATATTGGTTTAGTCATTTAATATCCTGTTGTTTCCATTAAGTTTATATCATTTTCAAAACAATAATTTCTTACTTGCTCTCTAAAGGTAAACAAATCTATGTCCGGCACTGATTTATAAATGCTGTTTATGCCTTTGATTATACTACTTTGTTTATCATTAAATTTAATATTTTTCTTCAAAGCTGGCAACAATATTTCCAATAGCCACGAAGCCGCGCCGTCTGTAGAAGGATGAGGATCCCACCAATAAGGTTGCTGTTTCTTTGTAGAAGCATTTGTGTTACCAAACTTGTATACACGATTAGAGTCGGTTAAGAATTGTTCCTTTCCTAATTTTTGTCCTTCCCAAACATGATTACCAATAGGTTTTAACCAATACTCTTTATTATCATTCCATATCATGTTTACATAATGTTCAAATTCAGGATATCTTTCTAGTAGATTACCTTCTGCATCAGTTGATTCTCCGTCGCCATTAAAATTTAAAAAATCTGCACCTAATTTTTGAAAATCTCCTATACTAGTCATAAACCATGTACAGCCTACAGATTTTAAAAGTGCTTGAGCAAGTGTTATTGCATTTAGTGAATACATAACGTATGTCTGCTCACTAAAAAAATGATCTAACCATACTCTGTTATATATAGATGTATTATGCATGTTAAACATAGAACCTTTAGTTAACCAAGCCGATTCTTTATTTTTTTCCGGAAGTCCAGAATCTATCCAAGTCTTACTAGTTTTTTTGAATAAGTGATAATCATTTCTTAAATGGGAAGACCATTGTACAATTATTGTATCGTCTTTTGTAAATTTGTTTTTTGAATGGCATTCAGCTAATCTCTGTGCAATACCAAGATTGCCTATACCAGGAAGCCCCCAGTTTTCTGCCTTGTCATAATCTGTATCGTAGCATAGTATTGTTGCCCACGTCGGCCAATCAACTAGAGAGAAACTACAACCGAATGTGAAAAGTCTAGCCAAGATTACTCGCCTAAATGCTTATCGATTTCTTCTACAATATGGGTTTCTATTTTGTCATTCATTTGCATAATGCCTTCGTTTACTCTGTCTGAAAATTCATCTACAGTCACTCTAATCGGGCTGTATACTCTTGAAAGTTCGCCCATGTCCATTATATTAAATGATTCACAATTTGGATAGGAAGTATTAATAGGAAATGTACTTCCAATGACAACCGTGGACGGAATACCTGTTGCATAAGCAAGATGTTGTCCTACACTATCACAGCCCACAAAGTAATCAGCTTCGGCTATTAATGCTGTCCAAGTTCTCAAATCAGTTCCTTTAGGTACAGCAATTGGTCTGTCTACACCATGTTCTTTAAAGTCAATAGCTATTTCTCCCATAAAAATTATACCATAGTTTTTAGAAAGTGCCTTAACCATGTTGACTAAATTTGTAGGCTCAATACTTCTACCGCTAAAATCTGTTAGCATGCCGCCTTCTTCAATAATACCTTTACCAAAAGGTTGAATAACAATTATTTTTTCTCTTTCGGTTTTTTCTCTTACTTCTTTTATTACTGTAGAAGCCCGCATAAGTTCACCTTTACTAAGCTTAATAGTGGGCTTAGGTAAGTCTCTTACACCTTGATTGTTGATTGCAATATCATATGCTTGTGATAAACTGCATTTTTGATTATAGTATTCCCAAACCCTGTATGGTTCTGGACTAAGCATATTCATATCTTTGAGCTTATCTTCGAATAAATTTTTGTGCCAATGATCATATGCTTTTGCATGTAGCACAGGATGTCCTTTAAAAAAATCAGAACCTCCCTCACATACAACTAAAAAGTTGTCATCTGGATTTTCTTCGTGAAACTTTTCAAGTGCAGGAATCGAGCAAACAACTCTTCCTGCTCCACCATTAATAAAAATTGCAGTGCTTCTTGCCATATTTATAGATCCTATCGTTAGTAAACATAGTAGTTAATTGCTACTATGAATATTTAGCGACCAAAGATTTATAAATTAGATAAAGTGACTTTATTCTACTGCTGTTGATAATGCTGGATTATAAGTTTTTTCAGCTTCTTCAAATGCATGTGCATCTTCTGTATCTGTTGCTACACTATTAGCTTTAGTAACTTTTTTCCAGCTTGTAGGTCTTGTAAACAATGGTGATTCTCTCCATTTTACTTTCCAAGGATCAACTTGTTTAACTTTAGTAAGAGTAACTTTTGCTCCTGTTCCGCTTCCGTTTGTTACAAAGAAACATTCTGTGTAAACTGCGGCTTCTGGATGATATAATGCTCTCTTATTTTCAACACTAAACTCTGTAATTGCTCCTGAACCACTTACTTTAGTAACAGTAAGTTTCACTTCGTCAACTACTTGTGTGTTTTTATATTTAGGATCTTGTACTAATAACACATCTCCGACACTATAACCAGAACCACCTGTTGGCACTGTAGCTGTCCATGCAACACCAACTGTTTCAGTAATATCTCTTAGATATGTTCTATATTCTTGTATTTTTGTAATTAATCCTGAAGGCAAATCTTCACTGTAAAGTCTATCACTGTTCTGTAACTGGTTGTCTCTAAAAGCAACTTTCTCTTCCCATGTCATAATAGGTTTTCTCCAAGGTAACGGAGTTACCCATTGCTCTGCTTGAGGAGAATACTCAATTTCTGTAATTTCGTAAGTATGATTAGGTACGGGATACTTATCTCTTACATATGGTGTATCTTGTCCTGGTACATCTTCTTCTATGTCAGGAATTGAATGGGGATCAACGCCTTCAAATAAGCCAGCTATAATACATTCAGTATTAGAATCTTCAGGTCTTACTTCTACCATATAATGATCACCTTGTGGAAATGGTATCTCGCCATTAAATAATTGCTGACCTACTTCTCCTCCTGATTCACAACGTATAAGTTTATTTGTAATACTATCAACCCATACATATACTTTATCAGGACCTTTGTAAATTACTCTTGCTTTTTTACCTAGGTCGTTAGTTTGGTGATATATATCATCAGGTAAATCGTAAGTAAATTCTTTTGTTATTTCATTTATAGCCATAATTATTCCCTACCAGTATACCACATAAATCATTCCGCCGCCACCAACGCCGCCACATCTACATGTACCGTCATTAGTCCAGCCTGTCATTCCTCCACCGCCTGGGTGCATGCCCATCATCATACATGCTTGTCCACAACAACTAGAGTATGATCCACAAATGCCACCATGGCAACTGTTACAGCATGTTGAAGTACCTTGTGGTCTAGGTCCTGGTGTACCGTATGCACTACCTACATGTTGCCAACCTGCTTCGATACAAAATTGGCTACTACGATATGCACCTGTTACACTAGTTTGACATTCTAATGTGGTTATTCCTGAACCACTTATATAATTGTTTGAACAACATGCACACATAGAACAACAAGAATAACAGTTTGTAGCTAAATGACACCTTGTATATCTAGCAGAGCATAATCCGCCTTCTACGCACATACACCAAGTTCCGTCACCATTACAAACATATGACGAACATCCGTGGAATCCTGCACAACAACTCATATTAGCACCAGATGTACCAGCTGAACACATTCTAATTTGATCGCCTGCAGAAACATCAGTTTCGACCATCATATAGCCGCCACCGCCGCCACCGCCGCCTTGTGTACAACAACAGCTATAGCCACCGCCTGCACCGCCGCTCCATACTTCAAATACTGCCTTTGTTACACCTGCTGGCACTGTCCAAAGATAACAACATCCTCCGTTGTGTGGTAACCACTTATTTGTATTTTGTATATAAAATTCTTGTGGTTTGATAACACCGCCTGTTTCGTAACCGTATATTAAATTTGTTAATTGACTCATGTTCTATTCCTTACGATGCTACGTGCCATTCTACTATAATTAAACCTCCGGCTCCTGCCGCACCACAACCGCAATAGCTGTTATGACTTGACGCCGTTCCGCCACCGCTGCCTGGCCAATAAGCATATCCTTGTTGTCCACAACCACAGCAATAACCTGAACATGCGTCTCTTGCTGGACGGAAAAAATCTCCTGTAAATGGTGCTTGTGGTGCCCAGTTCCATGCTGTTCCTGAACAAAATGCTGTACCTTTAAAAGCACCGGACATTCCGCATATTCCAAATCCGCCACACCATGAGCCGCATTCATATGCTGAACAACCCATATAGCTGTTTCCAATTGGACCCCAGCAATAATTACATCCTACTTTACCTGCACTTGCACAAATAACATTAGCGGCTTCTGTTACACCATAAGCATAACTAGGATATCCTGGACATCCAGTGTTTGTATTTGCACAAGTAGTTGAACCGCCTGCACAAAATCTGTACTGCTGTCCTGCTACAGTGTTAATAATTTTTCTTGCATAGCTTCCTGCTCCGCCTGGAATACCAAAGAAACAGCAACAGTTACCTGCGCCGCCTCCGCCGCCGCCCCACATTTCCACTGCAAACCATGTAACGCCAGTTGGTACTGTCCATAAACAACAGCATCCGCCATTTTCCATATTGTCTACACTTGTGTGATAGACTACCATTGAATCAACAGCTACGGTGCCGCCACCGCCTCCATATTGTAACATTGTTTTCAGTGCTGACATATTATTCTGCCTTCGTATCTGGTGCTAACGGAAATTCAACTTTCCAAGCTTCTACTTCGTCTGATTCACCTTTTTTATAAACTGTTGGTAGATCCCTAAGTGCTTGTCTGTAAGTAACCCATGGTGTTTTTACAGCATCGGGCATATCTGGTGAAATTTTACCGTCGGAAGCTTCTAGCTGTGAATCTCTTTGTAATATAATGTCATCCCAATCAACTGGTGAAGTTTTGTAACCTGCTGACCATGTTTTTGCATCTAAATCATAAACACATTCGCTTTCGTCGACGTATGTTTCTCCAATTTCTGGCTTACCATTATATTTTATGGTGTAATCACCGTATGTTTCTGTAACTGTTGTTTGATCATTTGTTACAATAGTTGAATCAGCAACTCTAAAAATTGCCATCATTAAAGGATCATCTGCAAGAGTTACTTCAACTCTTGTAGTACCTACTGGTACAGGAACATCTGCTCCTTCATCTCTTTCTGTTAGTTCTCCTGGACTTCTAATTCTTTTGCCCTTGTTGTCACCGTCTGTATCAACAAATACATAAACCTTGTCTGGTCCATTGTATGTAGCAGAAGCTGTTAGTCCATCACTATCACTAGAATCAAACATCTTGTTTGGCAATTTGTAATCAAATGTTTTACTAGCTATTGTATTTTCTGGCATTTTCTTTCCTCACACATTATTAATTATAGTATACATACACTTGGCCACCGCCACCTGGTTGTCCATCACAGTGTGAACCTCCGCAAGCTATTCCGCTTGTTCCTGGTCCTCCAGGAAATTTATTTCCTGTAAATGGATCACCACTTGTACACATTACATATCGTCCTTGTTGATACCAACAAGAACATAAATCTTCGTTCATTTGTCCAGGCTGATTAAATCCTGAATGGGTCCAATAATAATACTGCGTATGACAGTATGTATTTCTTGTACCATGCCCACCAATACCTGGCATAATTATTCCTTTGTTAGCATCTGCAACATAACCTTGTGTAGCACTAGATGAACCGCCTTGTATTCTTCCAAAACAGCAAGTATATGCATTGTATGGGCTCTGGAACCCTGGCTGTTGTGATCCTTCATCACCTCCACATGCACAAATTATAGTTGCGGCCGCTGTTACATCATAAACATATGATGGACAACCATAACAGCTAGTATTTGATTTATTATATGCACAACCAGTTGACGATCCTGCACAAATTCTATATTGACAACCTGCTTGGGTATCCATTTGATACCAAACATAAGAACCACTAGTTCCTTGATAAGCTTCAAAACTACAACAACATCCATCATTACCTGATGAACCACCGCCCCATAGTTTAAACACAAGACTTGTTATACCTGCAGGCACAGTCCACAAACAACAGCAACCTCCGTTGGCGGCACTTGTATGCGATGTATTCCATACTCTAAGTCTTTGAGGTATGTTACCTACGCTTTGTGGTCCTATATCGGCCAGTAGTGTTGTTAAAGCAGTCATTGACTAACTCCCTGATTAATCTTACTTATGAGCCACATAATACCCAACCATAAGTAGCCCCAGAATACACTAGTATCGGCGAAGCATTATTAATATCAATAATAAGATCCGAAGCATCATTTTGAATTTCTTGCCCGTTTCTTGCTACTGTGATATTTGACGATCCAGCTGTTCCAGAAATATCAACTACTTGAATAGTATCATTTTCTGTTGGACTTGCTGGAAGGGTTACTGTAATGCCACCAGCTGTACATAAAATACGCTGATTAACTGCCGCGTTTACACTAGTACCTGTGACAACATTTGTAGTTGCGTAGTTAAGTGTGCTTGTTAAATATCTTCCCATTATATTGTCCTTTTATATATTTATGCCGTTGTCTCAATACCCATAGCTACTACACTTACGTTGCTTGAGCTAGCGTATGCAACTATTTTCTTACCGGCGTCAACGACTATACCAGTGCGTTCTAATACGTTTTTTGGATTCAGTTCAACATCATACTCAATGTACTCATCTGCACCTGGAGTGCTTGTATCACAAATTGCTAAACGAAGCAAGACTACGGCGTTGCCTCTATTGACAAAATTAACACTAGCTACTGCATAGGTGCTTGCCGGACAAGTGTAAATATCAGTATTCGTTGCGCCTGTTAAATCCGCTGTTCCTAATCTTCCTGTGGCCATTTGTTATATCTCCATTATGCGTTAATAAACATATTTAAGGCTACGGGTGATCCACTCACCCCACCTGTATAGTTTACCTGTGCTGTTATATTTATCTCTTGATTGGTTGTATGCGATATTGTCTGACCAGTTATATTAACTTGACCAGCAGTAATCGAGTTCACATTTAGTTCACCAGCACCGCCACCAATTTGACTTGCTATATAAGTTTTAATAGCTCTCTGTGTTGGAACAATACTGTCACTGTTGGCTGTAAACGTACCATCAGTTGAAAACTCAGTAATTGTGGCACTAGTACCACCTAAACTTATTTCACCGAGTTGTAATTCTTGTAATCCACTAACATTAAAGGCATCAGCATTTAGTGTTGCTCTACCTGTAGACTGTTCAACGCTGAATAATTCTCCTACTCTAAAGTTACCGTCCTGATCAGTTGAGGTATAAAATACTCTACCACCACCAAAATCTTTAGTCTCGTCTGTTTGATCAGCTGGTGTACTTGGAGTTCCAGGATAGTTTGTAGTTGTTGTATTACCAGTACCTACGTCTAAGAAATCATGTCCTGTTAATCTAACCTGACTATATCTTCTACGTATAGTTATACCTTCATCATGTTCTGGTGCTTCTGTTACAGTAATATCTGGACTTACTTGTAGTAATGCTTCATAATTACCCGCACTACCAGTTACTTGTGTTACTCCTACAAGTTTATACCATTTTCCTGCTATACCTGCAATCTCTACATTAGCTCCTTGTACTGGAGTTTCAGTTAAGTTTTTAACTTTGACATATTGTCCAGGTTGATAGTTATCTGCATAACCATTTGCTGATGCTACTGTAGCTGTAGCAGTTGTATATCCTGTACCTCTGTTACTAAAAGTAGGTTGTCCTAACACACCGCTACCTGTCCTTACTGTATGAGGTACGTCAACAGTATTATTAGGATCAGTCAGTGTCATTGTTGGTGTACTACTATATCCAGAACCAGGATGCCAAATCTTAATTTGTGTTACTTTTCCATCTTCAATTTTTGCTCTAGCTTTAGCAATATCAGCATATGCACTTACGCCGCCGCCGCTAAACACTACTCTAGGTTCAATTATATATTCTGTAGTTGCATCAAGAGCTGATACAATACCTGCTCCGTATACACTATCCCAACCTGCTGTTCCGTCGCTGTTTTTTAACACTGTTGCGACTTTTGTGCCTGAATCATATGTATTAATATATGCATATTGACCTGCACCTGTGCCGCTTACAATCCAAATAGCCATACCTGCATACATTGCATTTGTTGCGGTATCTGTGTTACTAAGAGTAATTTGTGTTGCTGTGCCTACTTGTGCATTATTAGTAGCGGTTACGTATCCAGCGCCACCTAAATCGCTTGATGGGTCTGTAAGTCTAACTTGATAAACAGCACCGTTATAAACATTTTCTGCACTTATAGCCGCATCATTATTGCCTCCGACTATTGTTGTAGTTGTATCACCATCTGCATAGCTTACTCCTGCATTTAAATATTCAAAGAATAGTATCTGATTTTTGTCAGTAACTATATTTTCAATTTTAGCTTCTGTTGACTGGTTAGTAACTTTACCTGTCACTGCTGTTTCTGTGCTATCAATACCTTCTGCTACACATCCAAAGTCACCATATGAGCTGTTACCGTTTGTTGCACGTATCTTGCCGCCGTTTTCTGATAGATATCCTATGTGTGCATAATAAGAGAACACACTAACAAGTTCTGCTCTACCTAAGTTTGTTACCCAAGCACCAATACCATCACTAATAATTTGTGTAAAGTCGTTTGCAACTATTGAGTCATTTCCGCCGTCATGTAGGTCTCCGTCAATCTTAAGACCAATACAACCTGTACCAAATGTTGTTACATTTTGTATATATGGGGATCTAGTTAAAATATGTGCATCTGTATCTGCTGGACCATATCCTGGATCTAAGCTAATATATGCACCTGCACTTGGTCGTTTAGTACCATAGGAGTTTGCACTACCTAAAGTACCAGACAAGCCACTTACTGTACAGTTTCTTAAGCCTGAACCGTTTCTCATAAAGAACATATTTTCTGTACTAGAGCCACTTACAGAGTTGCTATACAACAATGCCGCATTTATCATTCTCCAGTTTCCTGTATATTCTAAATCATATTTCATTGCGTCAATATATCTGTTAACATCTCTTGTACAAGCCGCTATAGTATATGTGTAGCTAGGATATTGCACTGCAATATAAGCATGTACTTCTGCAACTAAAAATGTTCTGTTAGCTTCTATAGCTTCTATAGCATATCTATAACCTGTATCATATGTAGGTGTATTTGTACCTCTGGTTGTAGGAACTGTGGAATCACCAGTTACTCCATTTACCCTATAATCAATATAGTCTTCAAGTTCTTGGAATAATGCTGTAGCCGCAGTACCTGCCGCACTTGAACCTGCGGGTCTTGATGTTACTTGTGTTTCAGCATTTCCTGCTGATTTTGTAACTGAACCGTTTGTTACAATATCACTTATAATTGCTTTTAATCTTTGTATTGCCGCTATACTTTTTGGCACATCAGTAGCTTGTGTTTGCTGACCTGCTGGTTGTATTTTTGTTGAACGTAATTCGTCACCTATCAATGCTGTATTTGCAGGGCATAGTATAGGAAGAGTTTCTTGAAATGTTCCGCTCTTAATATAGAGTGAATTGTTAGGTATCACAGCTGATGCCATATTTGTTGTATTACCAGCTGTCACTGCCGCTGTTAAAATATTAGCTAAACTTGTTGCAGTTGATAAATCATCTGACTCTTCTGTGTAATTTGTATCTGTTTGCTGTGTAGCTGTTACAGAACCTTGCAAAGTTTGATAATCAGATGCTGGAGCCGCATTGCTTAATACTGCATCTGCAACAACTAATACTCTTGCAATCATTGCATTAAATTCTGTTATTTTACCAGTAATAGTTGCATCTGCATGTATAGCTGTAGTTAACTCTCTTGTGCGTACATTGCCTCCGTGACTCAAATCATAAACAAGTGCATCAACTAATCTACCAACAAATTGCATCCATGTTGCCTTAGTATATGTGAACGAACCTGTATATGGACTTGTGTTATTTGCTATTCCGTGATCTACGAATTCAACAGCATCGTGCATTATGTAACTTCTATTAATGTGTAACAGTCTCTTCGCCGCAGGACGCTGTGCTCCGTCCCATAATTGCTGTGTTGCATATTGTATTGTTTTCCACGGACGATCTAAAGTAAGTCCGTATGCACTCGCTGGACTATCTACTCCAGCAGTAGGATGTACATAATAAACATTGTTTAGCCTACCAAAGTAACCCCATTCTGGTGCATTACCAGCGGCATTTACTTTAAGTACTTGTCCTTCAGCACCAATTGGTAATCTTGTAGGACCTGCACCACTATAGTAAACTAAATCACCTTGTGTAGTTAAGTTGCCTGATTCTGCACCTGCGACTAATGCATTCCAGTACACACCGCCTGTGTCATTGTCTGGACGTTTAGCTGTATCAGATGTGTGAGCTAAAATACAAACATAGCTGTTAACACCATATCTAATAGAATCACCTTTATCATATAGTGTAGCTGTTGCCCATGCATTTTTCCATTTAAATCCTTCGTTAAGGAGTTCCCAGTATGTTCCGTTAGGTGGTCTTTGTCCTGTATGATCTTGTATACATAGATATGTAAATCCGCCTAGTCGTACTACATCACCTACTCTATATTCTTCTGCAGAACTATCATCTCCCCAATCTTGGGCATGTTTGAATCCTGTAGTAAATAAAGACCAGTCTGTTGAATTTGCTGGTGGATGACCTTGACCAACGTTATTTGTTTTAGAAACATATGAATAACCGCCGTAAGTAACAAAGTCGCCTGGTTGATATGTTGTTGTACCACTCCAACTATCTTCAAATTCTAAACCTTCAACAAACTGTGACCATTTATTTTCGTCGGCTGCAAAAGTAGATTGGCTTGTGTGATAAGTGATACAAATCCATGTGCCGCCGCCATACTTAACAATGTCATTTATTTTGTATCGTGTATTCGTTGACCAGTCTGTTTTGTATTCTAATCCTTTGTTTAGATAGTCCCATTTACTTTGATCATTTTCTAAACCTAAACCTACAGAAGCCGCTGACGTGTGTCCTTGATTACAGACATATACTTGTCCGCCATAACGTACTATGTCATTTACGACATATCTAGTATTAATGTTCCAATCATTTTTCCAGTAAAATCCTTCAGAAAATATATTCCATTTTGCTTGGTCATTTTCTAGTCCTAAAGTAGTTGTACTTGCAGATGTATGAGCAGTTACACAAGTATAAATTGTACCGTTATACTTTACAATATCGTTTACTTTATATCTTGTATTAATACTCCAATCAGCTTTGTAATCAAAACCTTCAGCAAATAAGTCCCAGCTTCCTTGATTAGCTTCTAATCCTAAAGTAGCAGTAGCGGCAGAAGTATGCTCTGCATTTGCTATATATAGATATCCTCCATATTTTACTATGTCGTTAATTTTGTAAAGAGTGCTTGTAGACCAGTTACCTTTCCACTCAGTTCCATCGGAAATTTTATTCCAATTAGTTGCTTGGTTAGTAGAAAATAGTGCTGGAGCAGTATGCCCTTTAATACAAATATATGTATTACCGCCATTTCTAACAATATCATCTTTGTAGTAGGTCGTGGAAGCTGTCCAATTATTCTTCCATATAAACCTAATTCTACCTAATTTAAATTCAGCCATTTAGCACTCCATAAACCTTATATATATTTATCATTATATGTTTGTCCTATCATTTCCGCTATCAGCACCATGAGTAAAGTATTGCATTGCCGCTATTGATCCTTTAGTAGGTTTATCATGATGTCCTCTAGCAGTTAAATGTATCATATTACTAGTAGTTGACATAGTGTCTGCTGTAACACTAATTGAACCCGACACAAGTTTGTTAGTGTTTGCATTACTACTACCACCTGATACTCTTGATTGCAAATATTTTCCTATTGCTCTTTGTGTAGGTACAATAGTATTTGCATTAGCAATAAATGTAGGCTCTTTCGAAAATTCGTTAATTATAACTTGTGTTCCACCTACTACAATTCCGCCTAGTGTTAGCTGTGTCAATCCAGTTAAAGTAAAGTAAGAAGCATTAAGTGTAATAATACCTGTATCTTGTTCAACTTTAAATTGTTCACCAACTCTAAAGTTACCGTCTTGGTCTGTCGAAGTATAAAATACTCTACCAGCATTAGCTTCTCTTACTTCGTTTTGTTGTTGTGGATCGTTTGTAGCATTATAGCCTTCTACATATCTATTAGGATAATCTGTGTCTCCTATGTTACCAGAACCAACATCTAAGAAATCATGTCCTGTCAATCTAACTTGACTGTACTGTTGACGTATAGTAATAGCAGTATTATGCTCAGGCGATTCTGCTCTACCTAGTGTAGGACTTATAGTCAGTGTTAGATTATAATTTCCTGAACTTCCTGATTGTGCATCGATGCTAGAAACTTTATAGTCAACATCGTTTATTCCGCTTATTACTAAGTTATCGCCTGGTCCGGGAACTAAACTTACTCCTTTTAGTTTTAATGTGCCTCCTATTTGGAAACTATCTGCATGACCAAAACCTGCTATTGTACAAGAAGCAGTAATGTAAGAAGTACCTCTGTTACCAAATACTGGTTGAGGAAGAACGCCATCGTTTATTCTTGCTACTTGTACAGAATTAATTGTTGCTTGTGGATCATAAACTGTCACTGTTGGAGCCGAAGCGTAATCACTGCCAGGTTCATATACAAAAAACTCGTTAATTTTATCTGACTTAACTACTGCTCTAGCAAACGGTTTCGCTCCCCAACCTGTGACTAGGTTCCAATTAGCATTATTGTCTGCAATTACTACCCAATTATTTAATGCTGTACTGTATCCTGCTCCTGACCAACTTGCACTTTCTGTTGCAAGGTAATCAGAACTATCATCACTTGTAATTCTCCATACAACTCCGTCTTGTGACTTTGCTAATTGATTACCTGTACCTATGGCCATAAATGTTCCGCCACTTGATTTGCCATCTACTATACCTGATTGTCCTTTGTGTCCTTCACTGTAAAAAATTCTTGTAAAGTCAGTAGAGCCCGGTATACTGTATTCATACCAATATATTCCATCAAAACTTATTGCTGTTTTAGTTTCTGTGCTTACATCACCCGGGTCTATAGCAACAAATCTACCATTACCAAAAATGACGTCAGTGTAACCAACAGGTAATCTTCCTGTTGCTCCTGCGTCATATTGAGTAGACAAACCTGATGAGAATCTAGTAGTGTTAATTGCAACACCTCCTTTTGAACCTGTGTTTAAATAAACAAATGTTCCATCTGGACCTCCTACACCTGGACCGTATGCGACCTTAGTATAACTGTATAGTGCCGAATCATTTGATGCATTAGTTGGCGTATGGTATTGATAGCTTCCAAAATTATTACCTGAGTACCAAACTCTATAATTACCAAAAGCAAATCCTGTACGCTGATTTGTATCACCTGGTATAATTGCGCCATCTTTTAATTCAACCCCTGCCATATTTGCAGTATAAGAAGGTAAACTAGTTGCATGTGATTTTGCCGCTACACCGAATTGATATATTGTCCCTGCACCTCCTGAGCCTCCGTTGTCTTCCGCAAAAATTAATACTTGACTACCCCAAGAATCATATTGCACTGCGACTACATCCTTCCCTGTAAATCTCACTGCTGGAGTACTCCATGTAATTCCGTCTGCTGAATGTGAAGTATACGTATCTCCAGCACCACCTGCTGTTACAGCTACAAAGCAACTTCCAGCATCGAACCATATTACCTCTTTCCATATTGTACTACTTGGTGCAGTAATCTGTGTAGCAGTTAATGGATGATCACTAAATGTAACTCTTGGTTCAATACTGTATCTTGTATTTGTGCCTAGTAATGTTTCAATAGGCCAACCTGGATTTATATGATCCCATCCTGCTGAACCGTCTGATTCTCTACTTACTTGTGCAACTTTAGATACATCGTTATAACTAGAAATATATCCATATTGACCTACACCTACACCAGAATTAATAAAAATTCTCATGCCATTGTATTTTGACGGACTACCGTCTGTATCTGCGGCCGCTAAAGTAATACTTGTTGCATCACCGCCTTGAGCATTATTCAATTTATATTGATAATTATTTCCGCCTGCCGCACTTGAATCACCAGGGTCTAGCAATCTAATTTCAGATACTGCGCCATCTCTAGTTTCTTCGTATGTAGCTGTTGCATTTACACCTTGTCCAGCAAAAGTAACTGTTGAAGCGTTTGATCCGCTTGCTTTATTTTTATAAGTTCTACCTGCATTTTTATATTCTAATGCTAGTATCATATTTTGATTATCAGTTATAACATTTGCACTTGCTTCTGAAGCTTGGTTATCCACATTTCCTGTTATTGCTGTTTCAGTTGTATCATATCCTTCTGCTACACTTCCAAATGTTCCATATGAGTTATTACCATTTGTTGCACGTAGTTTTCCACCTTCATCTGCCAAATAACCTATATGACAATAATATGTGAATACACTTACTAATTCTGATCTACCGTTATTTGTTGCCCAGTACCCTATACCATCGCTTATTATTTGTGTAAAATCATTTGCAACAATTGATTTGTAACCTGAATTATGTAATGCTCCATCTATTTTTAATCCTACACATCCTGTGCCAAATGTTGTAATGTTTTGTATGTATGGAGACTTACTTGTAATATGCGTATTAGTATCACTTATTCCTGTGCCTGGGTCTAGACTTACATATGCTCCTGCATTTGGACGCTTTGTACCGTATGCATTAACTGTGCCTAAAGTACCAGTCAATCCTTGCAAAGTCATGTTACGCATGCCTGCTCCATTGCTAACGTAAAACATGTTATTTGCTTCACGTCCTGCCGCAGGTTGCACTGTAACACTTCTAAGTTCGTCTCCTACTAATGTTGTTTCTTTTGGAATTGATATCGGGGTAAGCTCGTCATAATATCCAGCTGTTACAAATACAGTTGCTGGAGCCCTATTTGCCCAGTCTGCATTAATATAATCACATGCATATTTTATTGTTCTAAAAGGAGCGTTGACTGTTGTTCCGCTGTTAGCACTATCAACACCAGTTACACCAACGTAATAAACTTTTGATACAGGTCCATAGTCTTGCCATATTGTGTTATTACTTACGGCCTTTAATGTCGCACCTGGAGCACCAATAGCTAGTCTAGTAGTCTGTGATGCATCTCTTACACGTATATCTCCATCTGTTGTTAAAACGTTCCCGTCAATACCTGCAAGCATTAATTGCCAATAGTTTTCATGTTCGTTAGCCATGTCAAGATCAGGTCTGTTGTCAGATTCTGTACCAGCATGTCTTGCTATACAATAGTATGCACTTCCGTCATAAGTTACAATATCTCCTACATAGTATTGTACATTATCAACCCAATCACTTTTCCATTTGTGTCCAGGCACTAATATTTGCCACTTTGCAGAGCTATCTGGATATTCTGATATAGAATTAGTTACACAAATATACAAATAACCACCGTTTCTAACTACATCACCTGTGTAGTATTGTGTGACATGATTGTACTCACCTTGATGTTTGTAACCTTCTTTTGTAAGCTCCCAGTCTCCTGTATCTTGTAATTTTCCGTTTACACTAGGTACACTACCTAAATTGTTTTGTAAACAAGTATAAACATAACCGCCATATAAAACTATATCGCCTTTTTGATATTCAGTTGCTTGATTCCATAATAGTTCATAACCAAAACCGGGTAACCAAACAGACCAATAACTACTTGCTTCATCAGTTCTAAACAAAGCACTTGCTGTATGACCTACTAGACATTTCCAAATAGTTTCACCATATTTGACTAAATCATTTTTTCTATACCTAGTGCCTGTTGTCCATTCTACTTTATATTCAAATTGATCTAATACTACTTCCCATTTAGGTAGATCTGCTTCAAGTCCTCCACTTTCACCTGCATTAGAAGTATGATATACTGTACAACGATATACTATACCATTATACCTAACAACATCGTCTACCATATATCTTGTGTTTACAGTCCAATCTGCACGCCAATTATCTGATCTTGCTACTATTTCCCAACTTATCTGATCTTGTTCTAAGCCATCGGTTACGTTTGAGGCAGATGTATGTTTTGCTATACAACGATAGGTTATACCATTGTAAATTACTATGTCTCCTAGATCGTAGAAAAATCCTGTAGTCCAAGTATTTGTCCAATTATCAGTCGTTGCAACAATGGTCCATTTACTATAGTCTGTATGTGGACCTTGTGAGGTCACTACGTTAGAAGTATGAGCTTCGATACATCTGTAAACATATCCTTCCCATTTTATAATTTCGCCTACACTGTAGTATGTGTTATTGACCCAGTCTCCTCTCCACATCATGCCGTCAAGCATAAGTTCCCATTTTGGAGTTGCATGATTTAAATCTGTATAAAATCCAGTAGCTACTGCTTGCGAAGTATGTCCTACAAGACAAACATATGATTTGCCTTGATAGATTACTATATCATCTTTTCTATATACTGTAGAAATTGCCCAGATATTTTTCCATCTAAACCTAATTCTATCAATATTAAATTCTGCCATTAGCTTTTCCTACCTAGTATGTTATCTCACCGCTAGATGATGCACCATCATCGTATGTGTGATCTTCGTTTACTCTTACACAAAGTTCTCCTTCAGCATTAATATAATACCAAATATCTCTGTCATCGTGTTTAAATTGTTCATAATTTAAATTTTCATATACTAAATTATGATTATAATCTCTTCCTTCAAAAAATTCTTGCCCTTCTTCAAAATTAGGATAGTTATCTGTTGGGTCTCCAATTTTGTTTATTTGTACTACATCATCTTGTCCAAGCTGATCTACTTTAGCTAAAAATAATTCTCCGTTATCAGTCCTACGCAATCCGTAAAAAAATCTTTTATCGCTTTGTGCGTAGTATTGTTCTTGTGAAGCTCCTATATATGCCATTTATTTTTCCTTATACAATATCCACATAACTTAAAACAGCATCAACTGAATTACTTTTATTTGACTGTAATAACAATGTATTGTTAGGAGCCAAGATTAATTTTTCAGCAGGGCCTAATGGTTTAAGTGTAGACTTTGGTGGTACTAATACATCTTTTAAGTAATAACCCTCACTACTTGCATCATCACCAATTAAAACGCTTACGCTTACTGCACCAGTAGTAGTATTTGCAAGACTTATACCAATTATAGTCGAACGTGTACTAGCATTAGTTTCTATTGCTACTATCTTCATTGTTCCTATGTCTTTTACTACTTTATTTTTAAACGTTGTTGCCATTATATTATCCTAAACTTATGACCAATTCTAATGCAATATTTTCAGCATCACCTAATGATATACCTGCACCTGCACCTGCAACTGAACTCCAGCTACCGTCATAAACTTCAACTCTTGATTCTGCTGTATTATATCTTACCATTCCGATTTCAGGTGCTCCAGGCCTTTGTCCTGATGTACCTACTGGTAAAACAAATCCGCCTGTACCTCCAAATTTTACATATCCTGTGCCTGTTTGTAAGAATTCAGTTACACCGCCATTTGTTAAATTTGTAATTGTGTTGTCTTTAATTGCAAGTGTACCATCAAATACAACACTACCTGTTCCATTAGCATCTAGATTTAAATCTGTATTAGTTGCGGAAGTACTAACTGTAGAACCATCTATAGTAATATCATCTACTACAACTTTAGGAGCATTTAATCTAGTGCTGTTAATATCAACTACTGTGCTTCCTGACACATTAAATCTAATAGTATTATCATTTGCACCTGGTGTTAATTCAGCTGTAATATTTGTATTTCCGTCTAAATCTTGAACACCGTTTAATATAATCCAATTAGAGCCGTTATATCCTTCAAAATTGTTATTATCTGTGTTGTATCTTATTTTTCCTACAGCAGGAGTAGGTCTTTGTGCAGTGGTGCCTGAAGGAATCTTAAAGGATCCTGTACCTGTAATGTTAATGTTTCCGCTACCTGGTGCAAAGGTTAAATCTGTTGTGCTTGATATAGTTGAATCTTTAAAAGTAAGATCATCTATTACTACGCTACCTGTTCCGTTTGCTCTAAGTTCTAAATCAGCATTTGATACACTTGTTTGTATTACACTTCCTGCAATATTTACATCGCCTATATTTGCTTGATTTGATTGAACATCATTTACATATGCATTATTCCATTTCTTTGTGCTTGAACCTATATTATATGTATTAGTAGCATCAGGAATAATATTACTAGCAATATCAGCATTGAAAGTTACATTATCTGTATCTGCATCACCAATTGTAATATTGCCATTAGCTGTGATATTACCTGTAGCTGTAATATTGCCTTGTACGTTAGTATCTCCTATTATTTCTACAGTACCTACACCATTAGGAACAAACTCTATGTTTGCGTTAGACTCATTAGTAGATATAATATTATCTCTTATATCAATCGAATCTATTGTTAATCTCTTGTTGTAAACAACATTATCAGCTGTACCTAATACAAGAGTAGGACTCGTAGAGCTAATAGTATTGCCATTAAATTGCACTGTGCCAATACTGCTTGCACCGCTTACGTTAATTGTTGGAGCTCTTGTAGTTCCGCCTACATCTAGATCGTACTGAGGGTTTGCGTTGTTTATTCCTACGCGGCTGTTATTTACATCTAAGTAAAGTAAATTCGTCTCAAAAGCTAAGTTAACCCCATTTCTAAGTAGGTTAGCTTTTAAGAGCGGACCACTTATGCGACCAATAGCCATCTCTTCTCCTCAATACGGGGATCCTGTCCCTCTAGCCTAGTTTTCATCCTTTCGGCTCTTTGCCGGCTAACCACAGTTTGACCCTGCAAGTATTGGTCATACGTTGCATTAATAGTATTTAGCGATTTTCTGGATAATTAGCCTAGTATTATAGTATATTGTAAAGAAAGTTCATTCATATACTCTTCTGATACAGTACCGCCTTGTCCTGCAGATAAAACATATTGTACACCATCCCAGCTTTCTAATGTACTAGTATCTGTATTCCATCGTGTGTCTCCTATAGCAGGATTTGGAATTCTGTTTGCAGTTGTACCGTATGGTATCACCATACCTCCAGTACCACCTGATTTGAAGTAGCCTTGTCCAGTAGGTATAAATTCTAAAGCGCCATTGGTTGTATTGGTAATATTTCCTTGCTCAAATTTTATACTGTCTATTACAACACTTCCTGTTCCGTTAGGAGTAAAATTTAAATTTGTGTTACCACTATCTGTTGTAATAGTATTAGCATTTGCACTTACACTATCTACTAGCAAGCCTGTCAAATTAATACCTTGAGAATCTATAGAGCCAGATGCAATGTTATTTGCCCTAAATAAAATTGTATCGTTTGTCGGGTGAGCAGTAACATTTGTAGCCGCATCATCAGAATATACACCCCCAAAAGAAACATAACCTGTGGGAGCTCTACCTTCATACAATCCTGTATCTGTATTATATCTTAAACCTCCTGCATTAGTTGGTCTTTGAGCACTTGTGCCTGCAGGAAGGAGTACTGCTGTAGTAGAATTAAAAATAAGTTCTCCTGCTGTTACAACATCAATGTCTGTTGCACTAGAAGATATAGTGTCATTAAGCACATCAACTGAATCTAATCTAACTTTTCTGCTAGCGTCTGTATGATTTAAAGTTAAATTTCCATCAGTTTGATTTATTTTAATTACATTTGTATCTATAGTTAAACTAGCTGATGATAATGAAGCAGAATTAAGTACATTAGTATGTGTTTGATTCCAATACTTTGTTGTAGAACCAAGCTCTGATACATCGTTGACATCTGGTAGTAAATGACTGTTGACATCACTTTGAAATGTAATAGAGTCATCATCACTATCACCTAAAGTTAAATCTCCTCCAAATGTGATGTTTCCGGTAGAATGTAAATTGCCTGTAATATTCCAATCTGAATATATTTCAACAGATCCTGTGCCGCTAGGATCTAGTATTATATTTTCGTTCGATTGGTTAGAACGTATACTGTTAAAATTAATAGTAAGATTGTCAGTTTGCAATCCTGCAAGAAAAATATTGTTAGTAGCATCTAAATTAATATCGCCACTATTTTGATAAATTCTATTTGTGTCAATAGTAAAATTTTGTATATTTAAGTAATCAGCATTAACGCCAGTTGTTCTAATAGCACTTGGTACATCTAATGCATATGTTGCCGCAGGTGATTCTGTATTAATACCTACTCTGCCGTTAACAACATCAAGATGAATTAATGCTGTAGAACCGCTTGTATTTTTAAAATTTAAATTTGATCCGTCACGTAAAAGATTGTCTTTTAGTACTCCGCCACCGATTCTACCTAATTGAGACACGTATTTCTCCTATACTGTATTTATAGGATCTACTTGTCGAAATTGTGTAGTACTGTTACTGGTTTACCTGCGGGTACTGGAGTACCAAATACTATATACCATCCTGCGGCATAAGGTGTATTTGGGCCTGAAGAAGGATTTTGTACTAAAGTGTAGTTAGTTGTTGCAACTTGCAAAACATTTTCAACAAGTACAAGCACACTTGCGGCACTTGCTGGTACAGGATAATCTGTATCTCCTGAATTAAGTACGCCAAATGTTGTTTCTGTGCCGTCTCCTGTGCCTAAGTTTTGTTGGACTATTCCAACTGGGTTGGGTTCGTTATATCTTAGATTCTTCCATGCACCATTTTCATAAACTTCAAACTCATTGTTGTCTGTGTTGTATCTTAATTGTCCGTTAGCAGATGAGCTTGGACGTTGTGCAGTAGTTCCTATAGGAACCACTAACGCCGCTGTACCATCAATTACGCCTAGTCCAGCTGTGCTAAATTTAACACTTGCACCTTGTAGGTTTCTGGTATTCAGAGTTTGTTGCTTCAAAAAACGCATATTAGACTTCCAAAAAGCTTACTGTAGCAGATAAAGTTGTTAAACCTGATCCTGCATCTGGGCTACCAATAAGAACAATTTTGTCTCCTTGATCTAAAACTATTTTTTCAGAATCAAATGTAAATGTTTCTTTTGCTGGTAGGTTCAAATCATGCAAAACTCTAGTTACTGCATTTGATAAAGCAGAACCTGACTTAACTAAATGCATATCTACAGTAGCGGCTGTAGTTGTACTATTATTACAAATTAAAATATTTGTAATTGCATAAGTTTTTCCAGTAGGTACAGCACCTGCTGGCGATCCTACGCCTGTTGGATCTAATATCTCTGTATTTGTTGTTTTTACTTGTGCTGATATAATTGCCATGTCTTTTCCTAAAATAGCATACTAAAAAGTATGCTTCTATTTTTACTTATCAGTTCGTCTCTAGTACCTTGTGCGTTAACGAAAAATACTCCGGACTTACCGTGCGATTGTGTCTGCATATATAACATATTACCGTCTGCAGGTTGCGTTGGTACAGATACTGCTTGCCTTACATGCAAAGTATCATCGACTTGCACTACACCAGTACCTGGAGAACTTATTACTAAGTCAGTGTTACTTACTGTAGTTTCAAGGATAGAACCTACAATCCTAACTTCAGGAAGTTCTAATCTATCTTCAAACAGTCTTGTATTAATATTGCCATCAATTGAAAAGTTTACAACACTAGGTTGGCCAGTTACGTCTGTATCTGCAATAGCTATAGCAGTTTGTGTTCCTACATTACCTTGACCAATTGTTGAAATATTAACAGTACCAAATGCATTAGTAATTGCATCATCTACATATTTTTTATTTGTAAGGTCGTCGTCATCTGTAACTTGTAATTCATAATTATTTGTACCTGTTACACTTACTGTACCTGTACCAGAATTAATTAAGTATAAATCTCCGCCGCCTGTATTAATATTATTTGTTCTTATACCTATTAGTGCATTATTTGCATCTTTAAATACAAATCCGCCTGTCTTAGTGGTATCAGTTACAGGATCAGACCATGTTATATTTTCATTAAATGTAAACAACACATTAGTAAATGTGCCACGATCCATTTCTAAACCAGAATCATCAAGAGTTATTCCTGCTCCTGTTTCTCCTTTGTTTAACGTAATAATATTATCTTTAACATCTAAGTTTTGAGACGTGACAGTAGTAGAAGATCCTTGCACAGTTAAATTTCCTGTGACAATTACTTCTCCTACCTGATTACCTGTATCAAGAGTTATAGTCCCACTGTCTTGGACAGCAAGACTATAATTTCCTGTTGGTATACTTACATATTTCCCGGCCATTAATAATAATCCCTATTATTAATACTATGCGTCTTCAGTGAAATCTGTATCGTCAGTACCTGCCTTAGTATCATCATCACCAGCTTCTTCAACTTGAACAGCACCGTCTGCTCCTGCAACCGTAAAGTTCCAAGAAATACTAGTACCGTCTAGTGCGTTTGAACCAGTAGCAGATGGTTGCTTTACAGTAACTTTTCTGCCTGCGATTTTTGATACACCATATGTTTCATCGTCATCACCTTTAACAGAAATAGTCATTTCTGTACCAGTTAATGCGGCTGGTAATTTACCAGTTACAAGTGTGCGATCATAGCTACCGCCGTCTTCTGTTGCACGTACTCTAAACTTCTTGCTACCAAGTTGTTTTACAATATGCCCTTCAACGACTGCTGATCCATCATGAAAGTTAACTTTTATTTCATTTCCGGAAGCTGTTGGCGTTCCAAAAAATCTTTTGTTTAGTGGTCTTCCCATTTGTTTTCTCCTTAATAAGTTGACGTTCTAGGTCTACGGGGTTGGATCCCCATAAGTCCTCATCTAGAGGCTCTCCTCTTGACATAGTATTTATCATTAGATACAAAAGAAAAAGGCCCGCTTGAGGCGAGCCTTTTAAGATAAGCAAAGTAGGGAGGACTCGGTTATACCTCCAACCCCTCGACCGAGATGCCATTCTCAAATCCAGGGAACCTATTTCCGCTCGGTAGAGCGATGTGACTCAGCGTATTTCTACTACCAAGCCTGGGTACCACCCCTAAACAGTCAAGTTCGACGCTCTGGTAAACGCCTCTTCCTTGCACTACAAACATTGACTAGCTAAGTCTTTGTTGCTTATGTTACTAATATAACATCTTTATAATAAATGTCAACCTCTTTTTTAAAAAAAAGTCAAAAAAATAGGTCCTATAAAAGGACCTATTTTAATCTCGTATATTACGACAGTAATATTAGCTAAAGCTAACGTTACCAGAAGTAATAGCTACTGCGCCGAGGTAATCAGCCGCGTTACCAAGAGACGAAGCAGTATTTGATAATTCAATATACCCGTATCTTGTCATAAAGCTAACTGTTGGCTCAAATGTGGACGGATCCAACACAACGCCTGAGCTCATTAGCGGAATATATGGGCAATAGAATGCTGCCGCATCAGACTCGCTTGCGCCTTTATAACCAACAAGTACGTTAGCATTGTCAGCCGCATATGTGTTTACATATACTTTCATAGCGTTGTTTAAAGTACCAACCATCTTAGTGTTAGTTGGAGCTTCGAATGAACCTTCAGTTGTTCTTGCGAACGCTGAAGTAGTTGCACTTTGTAGAATTGTAAGTGCAAATGGACTTACAACAGCCCAGTTACCTGCGCCTCTACGTGTACGCTGAGCGATTTGGTTTGACACTCTGTTGATTTGAACAGCTAATGCCGCATGCTCATCACCAACGAAAGTAGCAGTACCAGATACCGCCGCTTGGTCATATGTTTGACCAGCTGAACCTGCAAGAGTATTCAAGCTAGCAATAACCTCTTGGTCAATTTCAGCGGTAATTTCTTGTGCAAGAGCAGCCATAATTTCTGCTTCTACATCAATACCGTGCATTGACTGAGCGTCTTGAGCCGCTTCAAAAGTCCAGCGAGCTGATAGCTTTCTGGTTTTTGCTTCGACTGTTTGCTTCAAGATTTGGATTGATAGCTTGCTTCCACCAGCGCCTTCAAGCGTTGATGTATTATCAGCTTTGCCTGTTGTAGCATTACCGGAATAAGCTTCCGCAATCTTGAATGGTGAAAGTGCTTCTTCACCTGCTGTAGCACCGGACGCACCTGAGCCTACAGTTTCTGCGTATCTTACACGCAATGTGTGGATTTGACCCACTGGACCAGTCATCGGTTGAACACCAACAAGTTCGTTAGCAATAACGGTTGGCATTACACGTCTGATGACGGGTAAGATAACTCTGTTAAGAGTTGCGACATTACCGGCGGATGTTGTACCTGCAACAGCTGTCTCAGACAAATACTTGCGAGTATTTTCTAAGGTAGCACCCATTACAGCTTTCTTATTGCCTTGTAGGCCTTCCAAAAGTGCAGTTTTGGTATCCTGCCAGCGACTTTCTAATAGTTCTGACATAATTATCTCCTTAATTTAATCCAGCCAAACGTTTAATGTCAATAACATTGTTATTTACATCTGCTTGCTGTTGTGAACTAACGTTAGTTTCTTCTCTGTTGCCTGTGATTTCTGTGCCTTCTGTAAGTACTGCCTTCTTAGCTGGAGTATTACCGTCGATAACCGCTGGTAGATACTTATCAAACTGAGACTTTAGTCTATTAGTCTGAACTGATTCCAGTAAATCAATCATAATTTCTTGTTGATCTTTAGCCAAAGGCTTAATCAACTCGTTAATTACTTCTTTTCTTTGCGTTGACTCAACAATCTTCTGTTTTTCAGTAGCTGTTGCTTCTGCAATTTCTTTCGCTTTCTTTGCAAACTCCTTAGCTTCTGCAAGTTGCTTATTTTTCATGTCTACAACTTTTAGAAGTTTTGCAGTTTCTGATTTTTCGTTAAGGTAACTAGTACCATACTCAGATGCAAAGCTTTCGAAAATCTTACGACCGAAGTCGTTTTTACGTGCAGTGTCAATATCTTCTTTAAGCTGACTAATCTCTGACTTAAGAGCTTTTTCAACTGTTTCGGATACTGCTTTTGCACCTCTTTCGACAAAGTCAGCTTTGACTTTAGCGAAGTGTTTTTTAGCTTCACGTACTAAACGTACTTTTGTTTCAGCTAAATCTTTTTTGTCTTCTTGGAATTCGGATATTTCTTTAGCCAAGGCTTCTACAACAAATTCTTCTAACTTAGCAATATTTTCTGCTTGTAGTTTTTTATCTGTATGTAGGTCTTTGATTTCAGTAGCTAATTGCTCAGCAACAAAACCTTTGAGTAAGTCTGCATTTTTACGCTGTGCTACAGCAAATTTTGCTTTTGCTTCAGCTAATTGCTTGCGATCTTCTGCAAACTCTGCAATCTCAGCTTGAAGACGCTCAGAAAGCATGTTATCAATGGCATCAACCATTGTATTTTTATCATGCTCGTACTTTTGTGCAAATTCTTCACGTAATTCAGCAGTTACCTGCATTTTATTTTCTTGAATTTTTGCATTCCATGCTTCTTCAATCTCAGCCTTAATTTCGGATGATACCACGTCATTTTCAAAAAGTGTTTTTAGTGCATCTATCATACCATTCTCCTAGTTTATTGGAGTTTACTAATCAGATTGATTAGTGATTCCTTAAGATACTTTTGTGCCTTTGGATCGTGTTTAGTTGCCTGTGCTAATTCGTATGCCTTCATTCCTCCACGTGCATTCATTAGATGCTCGTATATTGGTGTTGGATATGCACCAGGGGCGCTTGGCTGTGCCACAACGTCCACGGTGATTATTTCAAAGTCGGAAACTTCTCCGCTTCCATCTTCCATAACATTGCCCGAACCCCTTGATGAGACTCCTAATTTTACTCCGCTTTCAAGCATTGTTTTAACTAGTTGTCCCATCGGGGTTGGTAATACTTTTAGTTTACCGTAACCATTTGCATCGTCCATCCACATTTCTGTGATCATGTGTGATACACGGTCAAGGTTGATGTTAAGTCCTTCTGGATGATCTACTTCTCCGAGAACTGAATATCCTCCAGTAATTTGATCGTTGAGAGTTTTGACAGCCCTGCCTATTTCGGATACAGGATACACTCGCTGATTGGCATTTCTTATACCGCCTTGGATAACAATACCTTTCATATAAAGGTCTTTGCCACCACTATCGTTGTCGGCAGTTTCAATAACCATTTTAGCCTGGTCAAATGTCAAGTTCTCTCGTAAGTTAATCATTCAAATTTCCTTAACTTAACCGCCAACAACAGGTTTTTTGTTATCAGCGTCTTCTGGCTTGCTTTTCTTCTCTGCACCATGTCCTGGTTGTGCTTTTAATGACTTAGAAGCTTTACCACCTGGTACATTTACATTGCCGCCGTCTTGGTCTTTTGGACTTGCGTCTCCTAGACCAGCATGCTCGCCACCGCTTTCTTCAGCACCTTGTGCTATGTTACTTGCTGTGCCTCCCATGTTATTTGGGCTTGCGACTGTGCTTTTTGCATTAGCACCATTGTCTCCGCCTATTTTTTGAGCGTCTAAACCGCCGCCGGATACTTTTTCTACGTACTCACGCATTTCTTCTCCAGCAGTTTTTGGAGTTTTAGACTCCTCAACTTCTTCATCAGTAGCTTCTTCTACTTCATCAGTAGCTTCTTCTACTTCTTCGTCTGATGCTTCTTCTACTTCATCTTCTGAAGCTTCAAAAGCTGATGCTTCTTCAGGCTCTTCATCACCTGGCTCTTCATCGCCACCTTCATCGCCTGCCATCATTTTTTCAAATTCTGCTTTAAGATCTTCAAGTGCATCTTCTAGATCTTCAACACGATCTTCAACGTCACCTTCTGGCTCATCGTCGCCGCCTTCGTCGTCGTCGCCGCCTTCGTCGTCCATTCCAAGATCTGACATCATATCATCTGTTGGATCTGCTTCTACAGCTACGGCTGTAGGATCAGCTTCAACTTCAAATTCGTCTAAGTCAAAGTTTTCTTCAACTTCGTCATCTTTTGCTTCGTCGACTTCTTCATCTGACGCTTCGTCTACTTCTTCATCAGAAGCTTCATCAACTTCCTCATCTGAAGCTTCATCTACAGCTTCATCAGTAGCTTCGTCAACGTCTTTATCGTCTTCTAGAAGTCCTTCGTAAATATCTCTGGATTTTTCCACTACAATCTCGTGGAATAGTTTTTCTGCCGCCTCTTTGTCTTCATTGACAAGGAGTTCTAGCATTTGTTCAAATTTATTGCGATCTGCCATTTTACTCTCCTATAATGTATTATGCATACCGAATCGGTATGGGCTGTCATAATATATTTACTTTTTTTGCAGAAAACTACGTAGATATAGGCTCAAAACGAGCCATTTTGACTAGTTTGTCAGATTTTAAAGGAATTTTTGAAATCCCTTATGTGAATATTCTCCACATTTTCTAATTTTGTCAGCTCAGGAGGAGTAAAAAATGCTTCTCCTAACACTCTTATATATCTCTTTTTTGGAAAATTTTGGCAAGTAATTGTAGTTTGTTTAAGCCAATTTCCAAAATATGTTGCTTTTTCAGTGGGACTTTTGTAGTTAGGAGTACCTGCATATATGTTGTTTACAAGCTGTCCGGTGCCTTCGAAATCAAATCCTAAGATGTAGATAGTATCATATTCAGTCATATCTGAAGCAAACCATAATGCTGTTGGTCCACTACTCCATCCCTTAGACGGTTGAAAAAAGTTAAATCCTGTCATATTAGCATATGCTCTATTAGGATTAGTCCATGTTTCTACTTTATGCTGTATACCTTCTCTATTAATTTCTAATATCATTTTAGTATCAACAGCTACAAGATAATCTGGAATAAAATCTCTATAAAGAGCATTACATCCGTATATTTTACCAAATGGACGCAAAGTTTCTAAATTTATAGGAGATCTACTAGTGCCATTACCTATTACAAATGCAATTTTATTATTCGTTGGTGCATTAACAATTTGATTCTGAATATGTTCAGAATTATTAGATAGGCTTTGTTTTTTGGCTTTGGCTAAGTTTTTCCGAGCTTTACGTTGCTCTTTGGTCTCGCCAGGAATATATTTTTTCATTCATCTTACTTTTATGCAGTTTCTGCGTTAGCCGCAATACCATACATTTGCTTTACAAATTGTAACTCTTTAAGTTTTTCTTCTGTATGCAGTTCAGATGCTTTACGTATTCTATTGATTTGAAAAAGTTTTAGTCTTGATTTACGTGTATCGTCTTTTTCAACAGGAGTGTCATCGTATTCAGCTTGGTAGCGTTTATCTTCTACTGGCTCAATAGTTTCTCTGTCAAAATAAAATAATTCACGTAGTATCATGTTAGTATTTATACCGTTTGGTCTGTTGTTGCTGGAGCCGGCGCGGCATCTCCTCCAGTTGCAGTTTCGGGTGCATCACCTGCTCCTCCATCAATCGGAGCCGCTTCGTCACCTTGGACTTCGTCTTCCATGTTTCCAAGATCGTCACCTATAGTTGCTGGACTAATACCAGCATCTCTCATTTCTGCAGAAGCTTCACCCGGAATAGGATCTAAGTTTTCTTCGTTTTCTTCTCTCCATAGTCTTTCATTCTCAGCAAGTTCTTCATCTGACATACCTAAGAAGCGTTTTAGTGCAAATCTATTAGACATATATGGTATAGCCGCCATTTGAGTATATGTAGGCACCCTTGCATTATCAATTTCTGCTTGTCTATAGCTTGCAAAGTTTTGTGGTGGTTGAAACTTTAGATCAAACATTGAAGTATCAACGTTTAATCCTTTTTCTAATAAGTATCTTTTAAATTCTTGATCAAACTCTTCAACGAGTAAGTTTTGTAAACGTTCACAATATGTGTTAAATCTTAACTCTTGTATGTAAGCAGTTCCGACTCTACCATCGTTGTATTGAGAAGCACTGTCGTCAGCGCCTGTGGGTAAATATGAACTCGGGATTCGTAAACCGCGTACAAGCTTATTAGTAAAATATCTAAGGTCATCTATTTCTCCTAAGTTTGTACCGCCTGGAAGTGTTTCAACTTTTGATCCTCGTCCTTCAGCTGTTTGTGGAAAAAAGTAATCTTCGTTGATTGACAAAGGATTGTATGAACTGTCTATGACATTAGTTCCGCCCCCAGTCTGCGATGGTATACGTCTTTGATGTATTTCCGTCTTTACACGCTCTACAAATTGCATAGCAAGGTGTGATGGCATGTTGCCCACATCAACATAAAAAACTCTTCTTTCAGGAGCACGTTGTACTCTGTAAATTATAATAGCATCTTCTAGTAATTCTTTTTGTTTATAAACTTTAAATATTGTTTCTAATAAAGAATTACCAAAAGGATAGTTATTATCTAAACCTTCACTCAAACTTAAATGCACTACATGTTTTGCATCTACAGTTACTTCGCCGTCATCAGTAGTAAATCTACTTCCGCTCATGCTTGATTGAGGTTGTCCTACCATTCCTCTTGCGCCACCAATTCCATTATACTGTTGACTTCCACTAGTTATATTTCCAGTAGTATGATAAGGAGTAGTAGCAATACCGTCTTTAAAATTAAAGTTGATATTTTTTATTACATATTGTTCTGGAAGTTTTCCTTCACTTTCATTTACAATAATACGTGTTACATTAGCTGGATCAACATGAAACCATCTTTTTGTTTCTGGATCTCTTACAAAAAATTGATCACCATACTTAAAGCTATTACGTACTGTACGAAACATTTTTGTTTCAAAATTTTGTAGCTTACACCATTGCCTTAAATATTGTCCAATAATATTAACTTCGTTATTTGTTGCTTTATTTTTATAATCTACCATAAAAGGTGTATTATTTGCTTTATTTTTTTGTGTGCAAAATTCAGCAAGAATATCCAAAGCCGCATTTACTTCTGAGTCTTGGTCCATAGTGTTGTATTGTGCATATCTCTCAACACGATTTGGACTACCTACATATACATCAGGAAGATAGCTTGAATAATTTGATCTAGCGGGACCAGCTAGGTTTCCACTGCTACGAGCAGTAAATGGACTATAGCTCCCGTTTGAATTGTCACCTGTTGGTATAGGTGTAAAATATTTCTTCCAACTCAATTTAATCTCTCCGCTAAATTAAATATACTTCCGCTTGTTTTCTTAGTATTGCTAGCTGTCATTTCCTCTTGTACTAATATTCTAGCTAAAATTTCTTCTATTCTCTGCATTGTAGTATTTAACTGATCTTGTCCTGAATTGCTACCTAAACCGGCTATGATGCTTCCAGCACTAGTATCTCCACCATCAGTGTTATTTCCAGTTCTAGCATTGTTTCTTCCTGATCTGCTTTGACGATTTACTTCTTTCATTGCATCTGCTAGATCTTCCATTGCTTCAGCTAGATCTTCTACATTTCTATAATTTTTGCCAAGATCTCCTAGTTCACCTAGTGTTGCTGACAAGTTTGGAATAGAAGTAATACTTGCTAGCGAGGTAGATACTCCTGACAATCCTTCGCTGTCTACAGTTGCAAGTTCTTTCATGTTACTTACAAAGTTTTTATGTAAAGACAAAGTTCCTAATTCATCACTAGGCATAGAGCTAAGTGCATTTCCAAATGCAACTAATGCTTCTGAATTAGCTTTTACTTTTTCTGCATTTAGATCCATGTTGCCAAAATTAGTCAATTGTTCAAATGGAGTTTGTGCTCCAAAAAATCCTGCAATAGCTTGACCAAAAGCGGCAAATACACCGGATCCTGGCATTGTAGTTGGGAGTGACATCATTGCATTTCCAAATGCTACCATTGCTTCTGCGTTTGTTTTTACTTTTGCACCATCTATGTTTGCATCTGCAAACTTTTGTATCCTTGTTATAGGATCATCAGCACCAAATAGTTGCCCAATTCCTTCTGAAATACTTCCTACTAGTGTTCCTAATCCTGCTACTGCTGTTCCTGCTCCAAATGCTGCCATACCCAATGATAAAGAAACCATTGCATCTCCAGCGGCTCCAATTTTTGCTCCGTCAAGGTCCTCAAAAGATTTTAGTCCGTCTACAAATGTAGGTAACGCTTTGCCTAGTATCCATGATGCACCTGCAATACCTGCACCTATTGCTACAATGGCAGCACCTAGTGCCGCCGCGCCTACTGGTACCATTGGATGAGCAAAAGCTCTTAAACCAGCCGCCGCACCTTTCATAACACCTTCACCTAGTCCACCTACAAAGCCTCCTACGGATTTACCTATTTTAGCTCCGCCAGTGGTGGCGCCTGGCTTGCCACCAGGTAATGATTTACCTCCGCCACCGCCGCCAAACATTCCACCGATACCGCTTACTAATGCTCCGCTTACTGCTTTAAGTGCAAACAAGGCCGCAAACGCTCCTGCTATTCCTAGTATAACTTTTGGATTTGTAATTGCACTTACAAACGCATCGCCTAGTACTGATCCTAATCCTGATACTGCTCTATCAAATACAGCTTTAAATCCACCTTCTTTGAACAGATCAATAAACTCTTTTGTTTTAGATGCAAATGCTTCTGCTAATTCTTCTACACGTTTTTTAAATTCTGCACTGCCAAATACTTCACTAAGTCCTCCCATTGCATCGCCTAATGCATCAAACAATCCACTATCAATTAATGCAGTTTGTATTGTTGCTCTTAATGATTTAATTGCGTCATCAAAAGTCGTCATGTTTTGTGTATTTTGATCAATCTTTTTCTGATCTTCACGTACTTGTTTTAAATTAATTTGACCAGCTTCTGCCATCTTTGTTGAAGCATCTAAGAAATCAGCAATCTCTGGCTGTGTTTTTCTTAATTGAGCAATAAATGCCGCTCTAGCTTTTGCATCAGCAATTTTATCGCCTGTATCTATTTGAGCAAACTTTTCAAGCTCTCCTCCTGCTCTTGAAAATGCATCCAATAATACTTGTGGGTCTGCTCCGGCGCCTACAGCTTCTAATGCTTTTTTAACTTCGTCTGCGCCTGGACCTAATGCCGCTAAAAATTTTGCAGTCCTGTCATCTTGAACTACACCATCTAGTAGGTCTTTTAGTGCATAACTTGCTTCCCCACCATATGTGTCTATAAGTGACAATGATGCTTGTAAGTTTTCAAATTCTTTTGTACCTTCACCAAGAGCATTTAACAATCCTCTGATACCAGCATCAGTTGCTTGTGCCGCCAATTGTGCTTCTACTTCTTTACGTGACTTACCTGTTGCTCTAGCTAATAAGTCTATTTGTTTAAGATAAGCCGCGGAACCTTTAGCTAAATCGGCGTTGCTTTTACCTTCAAGTCTACCTAAATTTCTCTGTAAACTTATATAATCAACCATTCCTTCATTAAGTTCCATAACAGTGAAACCTAAATTTTTCAAAGCGGCAAAGTCTCCGGTTGCTTTGAGGCTTTTGTTCATAGCGGCAAATCTAATTTGACCTGCGGCTACATTGCCTCCTAGCATTCTCATTGCTTCGGAACTTTGCATTATTAGCCCAGCATACTCTCCCATATTCAATTCTAAGTTAGCCGCCGCTCTGCGTACTTCCGTTATACTATTTCCTAAAGTACCACCAACTGTTGACAGTTGTCTATAACTTTCTACAGTATTGTCAATTAAAGATGCTAAAGGTGCAATAGCGTTGCCAAGAATAGGAATATGCTTTGTAAAATCTCCAAATTGTTCTCCGCCTTGGAGTAGTTCATTACTAAAACCTTTGATTGCTCCAAGTGTAGCACCAACTGCACCAAGCATAGCGCCAGCCATTGCTCTACCTAGATTACTAGTAGCTTTAGTTGTTTCTTTAGTAGCCTTTACATTATCTTTAAGGGCATCTCTATTTTTAGTGCTTACAGTAATACCGCTTTTAACAGCTTCGTTATGTAATTTTTGTAGTTTTGCGGCTTCTGCTTTAGGGTCTATGCCCATTTTCTTAGCCATAGCCTCTATTGAGGTCGTTAGGCGAGCAAGGGTAGCTTCACTAGCTACTCCGTTTTGTCCGCCAACATTACCAATATCTACTTCTTCAGCCAAGATTCTTCTTCCGAGTTATATACGCATATAAATATTTATGATATATATTTACGTAATGTATTTATCAGGAGAAAAATATGGCAGAATTTAACCCAGATGATGCTAACGAAAATTTGCGATCGTTGGCCCAAGTATCAGAGCAAAACCCACTAAAGAAATACTTTAGGCAACCTAAAGTTTATATTACACTACCAAGTAAAGGAAGATTCTATAATCCTGACGCTATAGACATGCCCGAATCTCAAGAATTGCCAGTATTTGCCATGACTGCAAGAGATGAGCTTACTATGCAAACTCCTGATGCTTTACTCAATGGACAAGCTACAGTAGACCTTATTAAAAGTTGCATGCCAAACATTTTAGATCCTTGGCAAATGCCATCTATTGATTTAGATGCAAGCTTAATTGCAATTAGGATTGCTACTTATGGCGAACAGATGGATCTTACAACAAAAGAACCTGGTACAGGTGAAGAGAAAACGTTCGCTGTAGATTTACGTCAATTACTTAATAAATTAGTTACTGTAGAATATGAAACAACAATTAATATCCAAGATATGACTGTTACTATTAGACCACTAACTTATAGAGAGTTTACTGAAAGTAGTTTAAAAACATTTGAAGAACAGAGAATTTTTAACCTTGTAAACGATGAAGAAATAGATGATGAAGAAAAATTAGCAAGATTTAATACAAGTTTTGCAAAGCTAACTGATCTTACAGTGTCAGTATTATCAAAAAGTATTCATCAAATACAAATTGGTGACACTGTTGTAACCGACCAAGGTCATATCGATGAGTTTATTAAAAATACAGACAAAGAATTCTTTAAGGAAGTTACAGATCATTTAGAAGGTCAAAGAGCAAAGTTTACATTAGAACCAATTAAGGTTACTTCTACTCCAGAAGATATTGAAAAAGGTGCTCCTGAAAATTGGGAGATTCCAATCACCTTTGACCAATCAAATTTTTTCGCATAAGGATCTTAGCCTGGTCGGTGACTGAGATCCTAGAAGAAGTGAAAAAAATGGAAAACCAACAAAAACAAACAAGATCAGAAGTAATGAAGTTATGTTGGTATATGCGTGGCGGTATGACTCTAGACGAAGGCTTTGCTTCATCTTATGAAGACAGATTACTACTTGCTGACATTGTCAAAGAAAATTTAGAAATAACAAAGAAAAGCGGAATGCCTTTCTTTTAATGTAAGACCCTATCAAGTTCTTTAATTAAATCATTCACATCATTGTCGATGCTTGCGGCCATCTTGGTATTCTTTGGTGCTACCTTTGGCTTAGGTTTACGATTTGTCCTTGCCGCCACTTTTAAGTTTGGTTTTGTTTTTGGTACAGGATTTGCTTTAACGTCTGCTTGTAATTGAGCAATTACTGCTTGTACTACTTCAGGACCAGCTTTTTTAATTTCGCCTGCTAAATTGTCAAGTGTTGGATTACCTAACTCAGCGGCTACAGCTCTTGTTGCCATCTTACCTGTAGCATTGCTTACCCATTGTTGTCCTGCCCATACATAGTCTTGACCGTCTTGTGCTTTAGCCATTTGCCCAGCACCTGGTGCAACTTTAATTTTAGGATTAGGTTTAGCAGTTTTACCAGCGGCAGGTTTTTCTTTACCGCCTGCTTGTGGTTCTGCTTGTGGTTCTGCTTGTGGTTCTTGTTGTCCACCCGCTTGTGGTTCTGCTTGTGGTTCTTGCTGTCCACCCGCTTGTGGTTCTTGTTGTCCACCCGCTTGTGGTTCTGCTTGTCCTGTTGCAGGTGTTGCAGGTTCTGCTTGACCTTGTTTGGCTTGACCTGCTTGAGTTGGCTCTAATTTTACATTTGCTTGCTGTCCTACTTGACCTATTTGATCGTTAGTCATGCCAGCATCTCTCATAATGTTCATTATAGATCCAGTGTCTAATGGTTCGCCCGCATCTTTCCATGCTTTTGTAAGTTTGTTTGCTGTAACTTTGTTACCTAAATCTTTTGCACCTTGCTTTACTGCTCCTGCGGCTTTTCCTGCGGCACCTTTGACAGCGCCTCCTATTCTACCTGCTAAATTTCCTAAGCCACGTTTTGCTTTTGCTCCAAGTGTGTTAGGATTATCTAAAGGTAATTCACCTTGATCTGGATCTTTTTCTGCAAGATATAATTCTAATCTTTCTTGCATTGAAATAGACTCAGTACCTCTTACAGCTACTCTGTCATCTGCAGGTTCGTTTTCTCCACCTTTTAGATCTAATTCAAGTTGTTTCTTTTCTGCAGGATCAATTGGCTTTGCAGTTTGTGCTTTTTCAGCGTTGTCGTCTGCTGTTGCTAGAGCGCCTTGTACAACTGCTCCTAGTCCGCCGCCTGCATTCTTAATAGTTGCTATTAATTCATCACCATCTGCGGCATTTGCTAGTAATTCTCTTAAATTGCCTGCTGTCAAACTATCTTTAGGTATGTCTTTAATTGCATCAAAGGCCGCTGTGAGATTTTTTGCTTCAGGGCTATTTTGTATAACTCCCATTAAGTCGTGATACTTTGCCGCCGCTTCATAATATTCCGGACTAAAGGTTTTTGCACCATTCATTGCATTCTCTATTGCATTAAGTGCTCCTAGCTGATCTTTTGGAATAACAGTATCATAACTGTAATAGAATCTATTTAAATTACCATTTACAGTAACTTTGTATGTACCTTCTAGTGCATCAGGTGCTACTCCTAGTTCTCCCATAGCATCTGCTCGCATAGCTAGATAATTTTCTTTCTTCATGGCGGCTTCCATAGCGTCCCACTCAGCATTTTCAGCTGTTGCTATGTTGTCAACCATATTATCTGTAAGTTCTTTAAATGCCATACCAGCAAGAGCACCATAAGCCGCTACTTTCAATGATTTACCAACTGCTGTTGAAAGTTTTTCACCTTGCAGTAAATCTTTAGAAGCACGTAGTACCAAACCAGCGGCAGCACCACCAGCAGGACCACCTGCGAAAGCTGCCACAGTAGTTAAAATACCTACTGCAATACTTGCTTTGCCTGGATTTTCTTTTGCCCAATCACTTACTTTCTTAATGCCTTGTACAATTTTACTGTCTGAATTCTCTGCTTCGATTTTCTTTTTGAGTTCATCAAACTTTTGATCCATATTTTTTACAGGACCAGCTTGTTGTGCTAGTCTACCTAGCTCATTTATTTTTGCGTCTACTGCTTTAGCAATGTCTACTGGCAATTTAGCCGCCGCTAGTGCTCCTGCACCAACTTTACCAGCAAGTGTTTTATTATCACCACTTGCCATTGCGGTTTCTTCAGCACCTTTAAATAGATCTATAACTTGATCTCTAGTAAGTGTTGCTTCTGAAAGTTTTTGATATTCTTCTAGTAGTGGCCAAAGTTCTTTTTCCCAACGTCCTACATACTTTTGTTGAGATTCTGTAAGATCATGCCAGCCTTCTTGTAAAATTCTATGTGATTTGTTTTCGTATAGTGTAACTTCGTTTATTTTCATTGTAGCATTCCTGCAAGCTGTTGTTTTTTAGCTGAACTTAAACCGCTAAGTTGTTTAGAAATATTGTTTGGTATCTTTACAGGAGCTTTTGGTTGAGCTGTACCTCCAGATGGTGCTGTAGGTTTTGCAGTTTGTTTACCTTTTCCACCTTTTGCCGGAGCAGTTGCCTTACCGGCGCCTTTAGGCGCTCCGCCTTTGCCTGCTAAGGCTTCTTTAGAAGCGGAAACCAATAAATCATCTAATTGTTTCTTTTGTAACACACCACTAGGTATTTCAGCACTAGTTTTATGCCCTTTTGATTGTAGAAATGCTTGAAAATCTTCGCCTGTAGCGGCTTTCATGTTCTTTCCCTGAGTACCAAGGTATGTATTAAATTCTTTGTGCAAATTATTTGCAGTATCACCTAAGTCGGCTTTGCCTGCAAGGTTTCCTGCTTTTGATTTTGCAGTAGCGCCAGGTAATTTGTTTAATATTTTAGATCCAGCTTTACGTGCAAACTGTGTTAATCCACCTGCGGGTACTTCATCTAGTTTATCAGAGTTTGTTATTTCATCAATCTTCATGGCTTATCCTTTTACAGTGTATTTATGTATTTGTTTATCAACTTCGTTGATAAATGTTTTCGCTATCGCTCAAACAATTTCATTTATTTGATTTAAAAGCAATATTACGAAGTAATATTGTTGTAACTTCATGTAGATTGTTTCAGTCAGACGGAACCTTACACTAGGCTCCATCATCTCGAAAACTTCATGTGAGTTCGTCACAGCCGAGATCGGAAGTAGGTATTTGACTATGCTACTGGGCTCTGACCTTTCCCAACCTACGTCGACATCACGAAAAAATTTGCAAAACCGCTTTACCGCTTCGCGGATTTCTTCGCTATCCCCCGCTTCGTTCCAATGCGTGGGGTTTTTGTAGCATACAGCCTATTGGACTACACCAGAATCTGAACATATGCGAATATGTCCTCAAGGTGAATCAAGCAATCTTGATTAAACAGTGTCCTTGTTTTGCCTATAAAATGTTTTTTAATGCTTCTTTAAGAATTTTTGAACTGCCTACTCGCACATTAATGATACCATTGTAGTACTCATCTGTTTCTAGTACCCTGCGATCAAACTGTTCTTTTGCCTCTAGGTAACTTAACACGCCTCTGCTGGGACAATAGTGTAAAATTTCTCTAGTAAATTTGTCTTTGCCTAATTTTAAAACATCTGCATTCAAATGATCTGAAGATCCCCAATAGTCTCTCCAGTCACTTTCTTTGTGTCCACGTCTGCGATTTACTTTTCCCTTTAGCGGAGGTTTGCTTGTTTTAAATCTTGCTAGTTTTTTGCCTATATATTTTTTATTATTGGTAAGATTTGTAATTAGATATACAAAGCCCTCGCAATCTTGAGGTAATGTGTCTACTGTCTGTCCTTTGTATGTCCATTGCATCCTAGTACTTACCGATGCCTAAATATTTTCTTCGCCTTTTTGAGTTATACGTGTAGTTTGGTGTTTTTCGTGTATTTCATCTGCTCTCATTTTGGCAAAAGTCCTAATATCACGTAGTGCTTTCCTTACAGATCGATGTGTGCGTACAGAGTTACGTGCTTCAAACTTTTCATTTTCTGAAAAATAGGCTAGATAAGCTTTTACCAATCTATCATGTATATCATCGTGTGCGGTCATTCTACTACATCTATATCGTTTGCGTAACTAGTGTAACCATTTTCTTTTACTACTCTAAGAACATGATTAACCCTGCCAATTAATTCGTCTTTGTGTGATATCAAGTAAATATTTTTATCTCGTTCTCTACCCATCTTTTTCAAGATAGCCAAACTATTCTCAACTCCTGCTGTATCCATTCCGCTATCTATAAGCTCATCGATAAACAATAAATTTACATTTTGATATAAACTTTCCCATACATCTCTAAAAGCAAAACTTAAACCAAGAATTAACCTATTACGTTCGCCTCTACTTAGATTATCAAAGTCTAAATCTTGTCCTAACTGTGTAATTTCAACAGTTAAATCGTTTTGGAACACAACTTGGTGTGGTAAACCAATCTTATCTAAGTAATATGTAAGTCTATTGTTTAGATAAGCTAAGTTTTGATCAATAATTTTCTTACGAATGAAACTATCTTTGTTTGTTAATAGTTTAAATAAAAATTCTTGGTGATCTTTATAGCTTGTTAGCTCATTTACGGCATCCCAGTTTACTTCTTGTATAGCTGTAGCTTTTAAATCATCAATTTGTTCCTGATAGGGATTATTTTCTGATTGTGTTCTAGCTAAAGACTCTTTTAAGTTTTCAACATTACTTCGATGTTCATATGCTTCTTTTGCTGTGTCATAAAATGTTTTAGGTTTACCATTTATATCGCCTATTTCGTCAAGTGAGTCTACAACGTCAGTGCATTTGGTACTAATTTCTGTTTGATATGCAACGGCATCTTCTAATTCTTTTGTTTTTGTGGCTAGTATTTCTTGTTTTTTATCTTCATTTAAGGGCTGATTACATGCATAACATATAGCATTATCAAGTCCTGCGATGTCTAAAGTGACTTTTTCTACAGACTTATCTGCACGTACTAATGCAGGTTCTAATGTACTTAATTCCTTTTTAAGAGCCAAAATAGTGTTGTTATGCTCCGTCCAATTAGATAATTTTTCATGACAATCTAGTTCAGTATCAATATCTAGTTTATCTAATTCATCAATAGCTTTAGTAAGATTTTCACAGTCTTTTTTATGTTTTGCAGACCAAGCTCGCTGTCTTTGAGCTAGTTGTTCTATACTTGCTTTTATTTTTTCGTTAGAAGTTTCAATAGCTTCTATCTTTAATGTTTCTTGTGTAATTGCATCTTTTGTATCTTTAATTTTTTCTTTTAGTGCATTAGATTTATCAGTTAAAATTGTAATTCCAAGTAGTTGTTCGATAATTGCACGTTGATCATTCTGTCGCATAGACAGAAAAGGTTCAGTATAAGTGTTTAGTGCTACAATATGTTTGAACATATCGTGACTCATACCTAATAAGTCATTAATTGTTTCTTGTGTTTTACGTGAATCGCCTTGTGATTCGTCAATTAGTTCTTGTTCTTGATCATTTATATAAAATTTAAGCAAATTAGGGCCTCTGCCACGCTCGACCCTATAATCTACGCCGTCCTTTTCAAAATGCAAGGTTACTAACATACCTTTGCCGTTAGTTTTATTAATTAGGTTGTTTCTTTTAATATTTGTAAGAGCCATACCGTATAATGCATAGCTAAGTGCATTAATTATGGTAGTTTTACCTGTACCATTTCGCGAACCACTATCGTCGCCACCTTGATCTAAGTTTTCTCCAAGCACAAGTGTAAGTTGTTGTTGATCAAAATCAACAGCCTGAGTCTGATTACCTACACTCATAAAGTTTTTTACAGTTAAATCTTTAATTTTTATCATTCTAAGCCGTTGTAAATATCCATTAGTGTTACTTTGTCAAAATCTACAGTATCTAACTCTGCAATTTCACCTGCTACAATTTGATCTACACTTACAAATTGTGATATATCTAAATCTGTTGATATTTCGTCAATTTGTTTTTGTGGTATTAGCGTTAATTCTCTACAGTTGTAATCTTTAACAAATGTTTCTTTTATAAAGCTTGCCTCTTCATAAGATATTGGAACATCAATAGTTACACGAAGATACATTTTTGGTTTTATTAGCTTATCAGTATTTTCAAGAAGTTGTCTCAAACCATATGTACGATATTTTGGACAATCAAGCCAATTTATGTATTCTGGCTCTTTATTATTTTCTCGATCTAAAATCATCATGCCTCTTTCATCATCTCCTGCATCTGCATAATTGTGCGGAAAGGCATTTCCGATATAATTAATTTTTCCTTGGTGTTGTCTTTTATGAAAATGTCCACTAAAAACATATTCTTGATGTTTAAAATGTTCTACTTTAAGATCTCCGTGATCTGGCATTTTGACAAGTGCATTCATATAAAAACTAGGAAGCTCAAAATGTCCAAAAAGATATTTTGCTTTAATGTTGCTTATTTTTTTGTATTCGTCTTCAACTAACCAAGGCACAAGTGCAACATCTTCAACTACAGTAATTTTATCTACAAATGTTATTCCAGGAATATGCTTTGCAAATGCTGTACTGTTAACATCTCGTTTATCTTTGTAATATAAATCGTGATTACCGTCAAAAAAGAAAAATTGTTCAAATGCTTTACCCAATTTTTCCATTGAACGTATAGTTGCGTCCATGGTTGTTAAATTTAATGAATTTCTATTATGGTGCCAGTCGCCACAAAAAATTCCAGTCTCACAACCGTTTTCTTTTGCAGTTTGAATGTACCAGTCTATAAAATCTTCACAATCGTCGTTATGTACACGACTATTCCCTTTTAAGCCAAAGTGAATGTCTGTGAAGACTGCGGCTTTCTTAAACAAATTTAGTATACTCCAATCTACAGTAACATTATATAGTATTTTTGTACGGCTGTCAACCTCTATTTTGAAGTTTTATCTGTGAAAACACTAGTACCTGCTTCTTCATTTCTTTTTACACTAGCTTCCCACTCTCCTTGGTGCTGTCTAGTATAGCTAGGATTTAGATCATTCATTTCAAGAATATCGTCTCTAATGTTTTGATTCCTTTTTTCTATATTAATAACACGTACAAACGAATTTGTAACTGCCGCTGTATAATATGCAAAAGGATTTTGGCTTTTTGATTCATCAAATTGCAATCCAATTTGAGTTAATTGTAAAATTGCTTGACCTTTCATTTCGTCATTATATGTGTAACCTCTAACATTTCCTCTTGTAGCATATCTATCTACAAGTTTCATCCACATCATAGCTAAATGATCAGTTGCCTTTCCGTGTGATTTGGAAAAATATCCATTCTCCATGCCTCCAACCCAATGACTTTTTCCTACTAGTTGTAGTTCATCGTTATCGTTAAATTTATAATGAACAAAAGGTGGAAAATTAAGCTTTTCTTTAGTATCTGCTATTGTTTTTGGATTTTTTTTGCGTCCAGCTTCATCTGGTATGTGATCAAATGTCATTACCCTAAAAATAAGCTCTTCTTTGGTTATTTTTTGGTAAGGAACTTCACACTCTGCCTGTTTTACTTTTTCTCCAGCTAATTTTCTGCGTTCGTACTCAGCTTGACTAAGCTTTTTTGCTTTATTTCTTTTAGCTTCAGCAATAGTCCTTATATTAATCTTTTCAACATCAGGCAAGATAATATCGTAATTTGCATACTCCGGGTCTGTATAGCTGTTAAAGGTATTTTTTGATTTGTGGATCTGCGTCAATATATCTTTGTTGTTTAAATAGTTCTTTTTTCGCATCATTACTCCAGTTGATTTACTATTTATTATAATATACTCTGTTAACTTTGTCAACTAAATACTAGTGGAGATTTAAAATAAATGGCAATAAGTGGATTTAATCAACTAGCAAATAGAATAGCATCTACAGCAGATACCATTTCTACAACCGCACAAACTATAAACGCTTTTAATAGAGGCTTAGGAAGTGGTGGTAATCTGATGAATACAGTTGCAAGTATAGGTAGGGGAGCTCAAACAGTTTCCAATACAGTAACAGCCGCCCAAGCTTTTTTAGGCGGATCTACTAGAGGTAACTTAGGAAGTTCAATACGCATGTTCGGTAATGCATCGCAAGGTGTAAGATTTAATGCGGCACCACCTGATCCTATGGTAAAACGTGCTATTGTATCAAATAGTGTGAATCCTAATTTCGACGGAGGCGACTGGCGAGTTTCTATTAGTGTGCCACCAGAAATACAAGGAGGACCTATTCTTGCTCCTTTAACAATGGAAGGTGGAAACTCAAAAATGGTTTTTCCATTTAATCCTACAATACTTTTAGGTCATAGTGCAAACTATTCACCAATTACTCCAACACATACAAACTATGCCTATAATGCTTACCAAAACAGTCAAGTAGATAACATTACTATTACAGGTGAATTTTACAACGAGAACGAAAATGATGCGAAATATTGGGTAGCAGTATTACATTTTTTAAGATCTGTAACAAAGATGTTTTATGGCGATAGTAATCCTCAAGGTAATCCACCTCCTGTATGCAGATTAAACGGATACGGGCCACATGTGCTTAGTAATATTCCTATTGTAGTAACAAACTTTACAACAGACTTACCAGCAGATGTAGATTACATTGAGTGTACTGTACCTGGTGCATCAAAAAGAGACTTAGTACCTGTACAATCACAGTTTACAGTTACAGTAATGCCACAATACTCAAGAAGATCAACAGCTAAGTTTAATCTTCAACAGTTTGCAAATGGCGACTTTACTACTGGCACAGAGGGCTTTGTATAATGACAAATAAACTAGGCCCATACAAAAATACTCCTGTAACAAATACAGGATTTTTAGATATTTTTAAACCTGTACCTATTCCTGTAGCTGGCAATGATGTATTATATGAAATATTACCTCAATACAATTACAGACCAGATTTATTAGCTTATGATCTTTACGGAAAAAAAGAATTATGGTGGGTGTTTGCTCAGCGTAATTTAGACGTGTTAAAAGATCCTATTTTTGACTTTGTTGCTGGTACAAAAATTTATCTTCCACAAGGATCAAATTTAAGACAATCTATAGGATATTAAATGGCTTCTTTTTTTAAAAAGTTAACTAAGGCCGCTAGCACTATTTCAACAATAAAAAGTGTTACAAATTCTGTTAGCACAGGAAACTTTGGTAGCCTTGCTAACACTGCAATTAATATAGCTAGCAATCAAAATAATATCACACAGCAAATTAATTCAATAAGTGGCTTTGGAAAAGTAGCATCTCAATTTGCAAGCACAGCAGGAAAGTCATCATTATTTGGACAAGACTTTACAGGAGGTACATTTGGGTTTCCGCAAAATAGAGGAAACTTTAATTTCGGTACAATTTTAGGAGGTGCTTTAGAATTAGAAGGCTTAGTAAATAGTCCAATTAGAATTATTCCTAAAAGTGCCGCAGAGATTTTTAATTTAGAAGGAGGCAGATTTGATTTTTTACGCCAAGCCGCTTCTGACCTATCAGAATTAAGTGCATACAGTGATTTCGTGGACGATAGTTTTTATGATCCTAGAGATCCTGTTAAAAAATCCGGTGCATCAAAAAGCAGAATAGAAAATCCTTTACGTAATTTTAGTTCATACAATTATAAGTTTACAATGGGAATATTAAGTGCAAAAGAATTTAATAATCCTAATTTGTATAGGGAAGCAGACGGATTTCAAAACTATATTATTAAAAGTACTGGAGGTCAATTAGAAAAACGCTATCAAGTTTTAGACGAAGTTGAAAGAAGCCCAGTTGGCCATGGTGAATACTTTATTGAAGATTTCAATTATGAAGGATTAGTGGCACCTAATCCCGCTACCGGTGTGACAACAGGTATGCTTATACAGTTCAAAGTAATAGAACCATTTAGTATGGGAAATTTTACAGAAGCAATAGTAGGGGCTAGTGCATCTTTAGGTTATAAAAATTATTTCTCAGCTCCTTTTTGTGTGAGACTAGACTTTTCAGGTTGGGGTGAAGAACAAGAACAATTAAAATTAAAGCCTATATTTTTACCTCTCAAAATAAATCAAATGGATATGAGAGTTACAGGACAAGGTTGTGAATATGATGTATCAGCTGTGCCATTTACTGATTTAGGATTAGCAGATAATATTAATAAAATTATGACTAATGTAAATGCACCAGGAAACATTGTGCATGAAATATTACAAACAGGTGAAGATTCTTTATCTAATAATTTAAACAAAAGAATAGAAGTTTTAGAAGAATCAAATGTAATCCCCGGGTATGATAGATACTTAATTTGCTTTCCAAAAAACCGTGACAGTATTTTAAAATATTTAGAAACTGGTAGACAAAAAGTTGAAGAAACTACAGCATTACAAGAAGAGGTTACAAAACAAGGATTAGCATCAGAAGAAGAAATTGATCAAGAACTATTATTCAACCAACAATCAGTTACTGATAAAAAGAAAATAGAACCATCATCTCAGATGTTTGAAACTTTGCTAGCATATGCAAGTGATGAAACAAACATGAATGAAATAGGATTATCTGCTATTGTAAAAGATGATGCAGAAGGCGGCGATGCACCTATGGCAACATTTAACGGTGCATATTCTGGTGCAGGAGCAGAGCCAGAACGTGCTAAATTAATTAGAAAAGATGCCGCTGTAGCACAACAACCTACCAAAGGTAGGATTACACAGTTTTCACAAGGTGAGTCTATAATAAGTGCTATAGAAAAAACATTACTTAACAGTGAATATTGTAAAGAAAATGCAGTAAAAGAAAGTGATAGTAAAGGTGTTAAAAGGTGGTTTAGAATTGATCCCTATGTGTATTTAGAAGAAAACAAAACAACTGAAGAGAAAGTAGGTAGACCGCCTGCTGTATTCATTTATTGTGTATATCCTTATGAAACTGATGAAGCTAAATTTTTAGGACCAAAACAGATTCCTAAGAATACAGCAGGATTAAGGCAATCTGCCGCAAAAGAATACAATTATACCTATACAGGTAATAATGAAGATGTATTGAGATTTGATATAGAATTTAACACTGCTTTTATGAAAACTGCCCTTGCAGGCTACGGTAATAACTCTGGAGCAATGCAGGCTGAAGCAAGTCAATCTAAGGTTATTTCTGATAGTAGTCCTAAAGGAGCCAAACTTGCTGAAACTCCTCCTGAAGCAACAGATGCTGTCGAACAATCTGCAGGCACTCAAGAAGTCACACGTTCCGAATCAAACAATGCTACAAGAAGTTTAGATATACGTAGACAAGTAGCTGAACAATTTCATGATTCTATTACAAATCAAATTACAGATATGATCAGCGTAGAAATGGACATATGGGGAGATCCGTTTTTTATGCCTCAAGAAATAGGCAACTATGCTCCTAAACAATCAGGTGCTTCTCCTAATTCAACAGAAGATGGAACAATGACATATACTAAAGGTGAAGTATTTGTAGTTGTAAATTTTAGGACACCATTTGATTATCAAGTAGATGGAGCGTTAATGGACCAACCAGTAATAGTTCCGCAATTTAGTGGATTGTTTAGTGTATGGAAAACAACAAGTACGTTTAGTAACGGACAGTTTACACAAACATTAAATTTAATTAGAAGATATGGACAGTCACAAGAATCTACCCCAAATAATAAAGGACTTATTCAAATTGAAGAAGATGCAAAAATGAAAGAAACATTGCCTAATAGTTCTAAAGTAGACGATAGTCAAAAATTAGGTAGCAATACTCCTTCTGAAACACAAACTGCTGTTAACCAAGCTTCAAATTTACTTACACAAATAGAAAATTCAGGATCATCAGTAGTAGGCGATGTTACAGGTGCAATAGCTAACCAAGCCCAAATAAGCCAAGGTATTGTAGCTAATCTAACAAGTTCAGGATCAGTAGCATCACAGGCTATTTCAAATCTAACAAGTTCAGGATCAGTAGCATCACAGGCTATTTCAAATCTAACAGGCTCGGGGGCAGTAGCATCGCAAGCACTTTCAAAATTTACTGTGCCTACAACAGCTAATCTTTCTGTTGATAACTTCGGCTTTAACAAATTTAAAACAAGTGATATAATAGGAGATACTAGTCAACTTGTTAATGATGCATTAGTAAATGCTATTCCATCATTTGGCCAAGTTAGTGTTGACTTGTCTACGCCTCAAGGTCAATTAGGTGTGCTTACAAATACTATCAACAAAGGATTTGATGATATATTAGGAACAAAACCAAGTCCTGCAATAGTTGATGCAACTGAAGAACTTAAAGGATTAGCCACAAGTGTAGCAAGTATTGATTTAGGACCATCAATAAATCCAGAATCTATTACAAAAGATCAGACACAAGCACTACTAAAAATAGCTCAAGCTAAAAGAATGAGAGGAACAGTAACATAATGTCAGACTCACCTCAAGATAATACATATACTATAAATGATGCTCCATCAATAGGTGCAGATCCTAATGCTAATCCTCACGCTTTTAAAGTAAGGGGAGACACTTTTTATCAAACTATAACACCTTCTGGTGTAGTTACAAAAGATCAGGTGTTTGCAACTAAAACTACAGACGATGTTATACCACCAGAAGCTGTTGAGCAATATAGTGCTTATTTAATTTTATCAAATAAAGTTAAACCTATTAGTAATTTAACTCCAGAAGAATTTTCTATTAATCAACAATACATAGAAGAAGCTGTAAAAAGGAGAAATAAGGCATTAGATTTAATTGGTGGAACAGAATATACAGAAGAAAATTTGAATGTAATTGCAAAACAAAAACCTTTAGCAACATCAGTACCAGATTTTCAAGTAGATGCTAGTGGCAACACAGCTCCTTCAGTAGTCAGCAAAGATTTTGCACACCTACCTGCTGATGCAGGTGTTTATTCTTATCAACAAATTGACTTATATGACGATAGATATGATTTTGAAACAGGAAAGAAAATACGTGTAGGAGTTGCAGGCGGAATAGCAGGCGGTGCAGGTAATACTACAACAGAAGGTAATACAGAATCTACAGTAGAACAATCAGAGTATCCTAATTATGGTCCTCCGATGTAATAATTATAGTAAACTGGATATATAATGGCTAGAGGCGAATATACAAGAACCCCCCATCAAAACAGGAAATTTAGAGATCCTGGACCATACGAAGCTGTGGTTGTAAATCATTTAGATGTAAGATATATGGGCGGTCTTGAGGTTGAACTTATAAAGTATGCTGGATCTGGCGGTACTCCTGAAAAAGGCGGAGAACTTGTGCAAGTAAGGTACCTAAGTCCATTTTATGGAATCACACCTGCATCTGGATTAACACCTAACGATGGTTATCAAAATACCCAAAAAAGTTATGGAATGTGGGCGGTACCTCCCGATATAGGCACCCGCGTACTTGTAATATTTGCAGAAGGAAATCCTAATCTAGGGTATTGGATTGGTTGTATACCTGACGATTACATGAACTTTATGGTTCCTGATGGCAGAGCTAGTACAGAACAAACCACGGCACTTACACCAGAAAATATTAAAGGTGCAAAATTACCAGTTGGAGAATATAATAAAGCATTTGAAGATGGATCTTTAGTTGATCCTACTTTATTTGAGAAACCTTACAATAAAGACTTTACAGAAGTGTTAGAAACACAAGGGCTTTTATTCGATGAGTCAAGAGGTACTACAACTTCAAGTGCAAGAAGAGAAATGCCAAGTATGGTTTTTGGTATAAGCACTCCTGGACCACTCGATAAAAGAGACGGTTCTCCGCAGGTAACAATAGGTCCAGCAGATGACAAAGTAAATGTACCCTATAATAGACTAGGCGGTTCAAGTTTAGTTATGGATGATGGTGATCCGTCATTTATTAGAAAAACACACCCTGAAGATGGTCCTCCTATCTATATGAATTTAATGAAAGAAGAAACCGGTGGCAAGTTTACTATACCTCAAAATGAATTGGTACGATTACGTACTAGGACAGGTCATCAAATTTTAATGCATAACTCAGAAGATTTAATTTATATTGGTAATGCTAGGGGAACTACTTGGATAGAAATGACAAGTGACGGAAAAATTGATATACATGCACAGGATAGTGTAAGCATAATGACAGATAATGATCTAAACATTACAGCGGAAAGAGATATCAATTTTGAAGCTGGTAGAAATATTAACATGAAAGCTACTGCACGTTACAGTAAAGGAGAACCTATTGATACAAAAGGGCTAGAAAGCGGACGAATACATTTAGAGGCGCAACATAATCATAATTTACTTGTTGGTAAAGATTCTAAAATTACTGTAGTTGGAAATATGCATACTGGAGTAGGTGAAAACCAGTTTATATCTAGCGGAAAATACTTGCATGTAAACACAGGGCAAGACAATAGATTTACAGCAGGAGGATATACGCATTTACATTCAGGAAAAGAACATCGAGAAACTGCCACATTTATACATATGAACGGACCAGGAGCCGCAGTTGCTAATCAAGCAGATCTTGTAAAGCAATTAGAAACTGTACAGTTACCTTATATTTTTCCTGGCACATTAAACCCTGTTGCTTACGATAGTATTTTAACTAGAGCTCCGCAACACGAACCTTGGCCACATCATGAAAATTTAGATCCAACTGCATTTAAAAAACCAGAAACTGATAGAGAACAACCAGGTGGCTTACCTACTTCTGAAAGAGTGCTTACTCCTGATACGTTTTTTAAAAATAAAGGTGGAAGAATATCAAGTGCATTTGTAAGTGGCTCAGGAGGTAATCTTGATAGTGGATACCAATCAACTGCTGGCGGCACAGGTTCTGGAGTTGGTACTACACCAATTGATGATTATTCGAGTAATTTTGAATTTAGTGAAGAATTAGGCTCACTAAGTTCTAAGTATGAATCTAAAGGCAATCCTACAGCAATAGGTTTTGACAAAACAGGAGGTTGGAGTTACGGAACATATCAGCTTGCAACAAGACCTGGAGCATTCAAAGGCTACATGCGTTATTTGAAGGCAAAACACAAACAAGTATATGAAGTATTACAAACAGCAGGCGGAAATTCTGCGGCTATGAATGGAATAGACACCTTTAGAGAAACTTGGCAATTAGCAATGTCTGAAAAAGATAAAGCAGAAACGCAACATGCTTATGCTGTTATACAATATTTTGTGCCAGCGGCAGATAAAGTGACCAATAGCACAGGTATTGACGTAAGGTTAAAGTCAAAAACTTTACAAGACGTACTATGGTCTACTTCTGTTCAACACGGTGCAGGAGGTTGTAATAAAATTTTCAAAAGAGCAATACAAAGATGCGGTACTAAGACTCCTACAGATGATGCACTGATAGTAGCAGTCTATAATGAAAGAGCCGCAGATAATGGAAGAAAATATTTTGGAAGTAGTAATAATAATATTAGACAAAGTGTTGTAAAAAGATTTAATAATGAAAAATTAGATGCTTTAAAAAGTTTAGAATTAGAATTAAAAGCCGCAACACAGGCACAACAAGGTAGTACCCCAGGTGCAGTCACACTGCCTGTGGGCCCGCAATAATAGGGTAAATACAGTATGAGTGAATTAGAAAAAAATCTATTTAAGCGTGTTACTGTAACACAAAAGCAAAAGGATGCTGTAAATGGTCGTGCCTATAGAGGGTTTTCAACTGTTGATGGTAAAAAAGAAGGTTTTGCAAAATACGATTTTGATCTAATAAAACAAGATCTTATAAATCATTTTCATATTAGACAGGGTGAAAAGTTAAGTGATCCTAGTTTTGGCACTATTATATGGGATATGTTGTATGAACCTTTTACAACAGACGTACAAGAAGCTATTGTAGATGATGTAACAACTATTGTAAACTATGATCCAAGGTTAAGTGTTGATGAAATAGTAGTAGATACCTATGAAAAAGGTATTACTGTTGAATGTGTAGTAGTATTCCTACCTTATAACATTTCAGAGCAGTTACGATTTACGTTTGATCAGGCCAATGGCTTGCTGTAAATTATATACGCACTTATCTGTAACAGATAAATATCATAGTAAAAGAGGAAAAAGACATGTCGTCAACAGATAGACAGACAAGATTATTAGTATCTGAAGACTGGAAGAGAATTTATCAAGCATTTCGTAATGCAGATTTTCAGAGTTACGATTTTGACAATCTTCGTCGTACTATGATAAATTATCTTAGACAAAACTATCCTGAAGATTTCAATGATTACATAGAATCTTCAGAATATCTCGCATTGATTGAAATGATAGCTTTCCTCGGCCAAAATTTAAGTTTCAGAGTAGATTTAAATGCTAGAGAAAATTTCTTAGAAACGGCCGAAAGACGAGAAAGTATATTACGTTTAGCACGTATGCTTTCGTATAATCCGAGACGTAATCAAGCCGCTAATGGCTTACTTAAAGTTAATACAATTAAAACTACAGAATCTATTATTGATTCAAGCGGTATTAATCTTGCTAGTACAGTTATTAAATGGAATGATCAATCTAACACAAATTACTTTGAGCAATTTCTTAAAATATTAAATTCAGCATTGCCTGTTACAAATAACATAGGTAATCCTTTGAAAAGTGCAAGTATTGCAAATGTAATTACCCAACAATATAGATTTAATGCTACAAACACAACCTCTGCAGTTTTTCCTTTTACAAAAAGGGTTGAAGGAGTAAGCACTAGATATGAAGTGGTAAGTGCAGGTATATCAGGAGAGGATATTGTAGAAGAAGCTCCTATTCCGGGAAATAGTCCAGCATTTTTATTCCGTGACGACGGGCAAGGCGCAGGTAGTAGTAACACAGGGTTTTTTATGCACTTCAGACAAGGCAAATTAGATAGCTCTAACTTTAGCATTACATCACCTGTACCAAATCAGTCAGTTGCTATAGATGTTACTGATATTAATGATACAGATATATGGTTGTACAATGTCGATTCTAATGGTTTTGAAACAGATTTTTGGACTAAAATTGAAGCAGTAGAAGGTAATAATATTATATACAACAATTTATTTGAAGGTATAAAAAATGTTTATGCTGTTAATACTCGTGTAGGCGATAGAGTAAATTTAGTATTTTCAGATGGAGTATTTGGTAATTTACCAACAGGTAATTTTAAAATATATTACAGGACAAGTGCTAATGCAGGTAGCGTAATTACACCAGGAGCAATAGGAAATGTAAATATTGATATTCCTTACCAAAATAAATCAGGTGGACTAGAAACACTTACTTTAGGTTTGCGTTTAAATTATACTATCACAAATGGAAGTGCAACAGAATCTAATACTGAAATAAAAAATAATGCTCCAGCAACTTACTATACACAAAATAGGTTGATAACAGGAGAAGATTATAATATCGGTCCCTTATCAGTAAGCCAAGAAATTATTAAAACAAAAAGTACTAATAGGATTAGTAGCGGAGTAAGCAGATATTTTGATTTAAAAGATAGTTCTGGAAAATACAGTAACACAAGTCTATTTGCAGACGATGGCGTTTTATACAAAGAAATATTTTTAGAAAAAACACAGTTTACTTTTACAACACAGAGTGATATTGAAGGAATCATTAATAATACAATAGAACCTATACTAGGTGCGGCTAATACTAAAAACTTTTATTTAGATCAATTTCCAAAAACTATTGTATCTGATTTAAATGCAAAATGGAATCAGCAATCACTTGCAACTAATCAAGCTACAGGAAGATTCTTAGATAGTACAGATTCTCCTTATATGACAGGCACATTCACTGCAAATAGTTTAAGGTATATAGAGCCAGGAGCATTATGTAGATTTACGGCACCAACAGGCTTTCATTTTATGAAAGATGGAACACTAATGACAGGTACAGCAGACCATTTTGGATCTAGCACTTATAAATGGGCTAAAGTTATTTCAGTAGACGGCGACGGAACAACAATAGATACCGTAACTGATACTGGTCCTATAGTTTTTAATGATAATATTCCTTCTAATGCTATTTTAGATAGAATTATTCCAAACTTTTCACGTGTCTTAGTAGATTCTATAAAAGTACAAATTATAGATCAAACTTTTGCTTATAAGGATTTTGGTTTAAGGTATGACTTAGAAGATAGACAGTGGAAACTTATAACAACAGAAAATTTAAATACAATATTAGACTTTTCTACAGGCAAAGCAGGAGATTCTACAGGGCAAAATTTAGACTCTAGTTGGTTTTTATATTTTAAAACTGACGGAGAAACTTATAATATCACTTATCGTAACTTAAAATATGTTATAGAAAGTGCAGACGAAATTAGATTTTATTTTGACGGTATAGACAAAGTTTATAATCCTGCTACAGGACAAGTAGTAAGAGATAAGATTGACATTTTAAATATTAATACTAAACCTGCTAGTACAAGTCCTTTTACAAATGATTTTTCTTGGTCAGTTTCAGGAGCATATAGAGATCCAGATGGGTATGTTGATTCACGTAAAATAGAAGTACAGTTTATAGATTTAGATGATGACGGCACTGTAGACAATCCTGAGATCTTTGATGAGATTGTATCTCCTGATACTGTTACTACGCTACAAAAAACTATATTTCAAAAGAAATATACAACATCAGACGGTGTAGAAGATTTCAAATATTTTGATAATGCATCAAATGAGATTACTATTGTTGCAAATGAAGCGGCTATTGCTCCTTATAGTACTAGGACAGAAGGACAAATATTTTATTTGGATGATGAGAAAGTATTTAAAAAGTTACAAAAGTCCTTGAACAATACAGTATTAAATTCAGATTACAAAGCATTTATTGGCAGAGGCGGTTTAAAGTTCCATTATGTTCATGTCGCAGACAGTAGCTATAGAATTGACCCAAGTGCAAGTAATCTAATTGATACTTATTTGCTAACAAAGACCTACGATAACAATATAAGAAAGTTTATCGCAGGAGAAGTTGCAACACTACCTATGCCACAAAGTAATGATGAATTGTATAGGAGTTATGGAGCTTCTTTAGAAAAAATAAAAAGTATAAGTGATGAAATTATTTACTATCCTGCAAAATATAAAATATTATTTGGATCAAAAGCACCGGCGGATTTACAAGTGAAATTTAAAATTGTTAAAAATAGAGATGTTGTTACAAACGATAACGAATTAAAATCAAATTTGATAGAAGCTGTAAATAGATTCTTCGCAATAGAAAATTGGGATTTTGGAGAAACATTTTACTTCCAAGAACTTAGTGCATATATTATGACAGAACTATCACCTAAGTTAGCTTCTGTTTTGATTGTACCTAATCAAGGCACACAATCCTTTGGTAGCTTATTTGAAATAAAATCAGAACCAGATGAGATTTTTGTAAGTGCCGCTACGGTTGCTGATGTTGAAACTATAACTGAAATTACTGCAAAGGAAATCCAAGCAAGTGGTACAGTTATCACAAGCTCGACTACAACTTCTACTACAACAGGAATAACAAGTTCAGCTTCTACATCTACTACAGCTAGCACAGGTGGAGGTTTAGTTACATCTAGTAGTTCAACAAGTTCAAGTAGTTCTAGCTCAAGTAGTTCTAGTTCAGGAGGCAACGGTTCAGGTAGCTCAGGAGGCAACGGTTCAGGTGGTTCAGGTTCAGGCGGCGGTGGAGGCTATAGCTATTAATGTCATACGATGATAATCAAAAGGATTTAACTCCTCCTATACCCGGCGAAAAAGTTAAGAATATAGGTATTAATTTTTTGCCGAAGTTTTTCCGTACGGAAGCAAATAAAAAGTTTTTACAAGGGACTATTGATCAGCTTGTACAGCCAGGAGTAGCAGAAAAAGTAAGTGGATATATTGGTAGGGAAACTGCAAAAGCATTTCAACCTACTGACAACTATATTGGTGATGTTACTAATGATAGGAAGAACTACCAATTAGAACCTGCCGCTGTAATTAAAGATAATTTTGATAATGTTTTATTTTATAAAGATTATAATGACTATGTAAATCAATTAGGCGCATTTGGTTCGAATAACGACAATCATAGTAGACTTAATAATCAAGATTCTTACGGATGGAATCCTAATATTGATTGGGATAAATTTGTAAACTTTAGAGAGTATTATTGGTTACCAAATGGTCCTACAAGTGTAGCTGTAAGAGGACAAAATAAAGAAGTTGTAAGTACTTACACTGTAACAACTTCAGATCAAGGTGATAATATCTCATATGTTTTTAATGACGGTTTAACAGTAAATCCAACAATTAAATTATATAAAGGGCAAACTTATAGATTTGAAATAGACACTCCTGGGCATCCAATAGCATTTGCTATTACAAGATCTTTTACTCCTGGAAGTGCAATACTTACAGCAGGATCAGAAGGAATTAGGGCCGATGGACAGTTTGATGCAAAATTGTACGGCAACAATTATGATCAAGGAGAATATGTTGTATTGCCTAGCAGTGGGTCTGTAACATTTGAAGCAGACGAAAATGTTAGTACTTTGTATCCTACAGGTATTACAAAATATGGAAAAGAAGGAGAAGTAATTTCTGTTGTATATGTAGAAGAAGGCACGATAGAATTTACTGTACCAGAAAATGCTCCTGATAGACTTTATTATGTAAGTCAAAATAGTGTTGATACAAGTGGTCTTATAAGAATATACGATATAGCGGAAAATAGTGCAATAAATGTAGCTGATGAAATTTTAGGCAAAAAAACTTATTCAAGTGCAAATAATGTAAAATTATCAAATGGCATGAAACTTACGTTTCAAGGCGAAGTTACACCTGCAAAGTATGCTACAGGACAATGGTATGTTGAAGGTGTAGGATCACAAATAAAATTAATTAATAGTAAAGACTTAATTATTCCTGCGGCATATTCTACAAATAAGCTTGTTCCTTTTGATACTGATAAATTTGATGAATTACCGTTTGCTGATGCTAAAGCATTTGCCGCTACAAAAGATTATATCACAGTAAATAGGGCAAGTCCAGATAGAAATGCATGGAGTAGGTATAATTGCTGGTATCATAAAGATGTAATTTTAGCTAGTGAATCATATAATAGCTTACCTACAACACTCGACGAAAGCACTAGAGCTAAACGTCCTATTATTGAATATGAAGCAGGACTTAAATTAAACAACTTTGGTGTGTCAGCAAAGAATGATGTTGATTTAGTAGATGTCTTTACCAAAGACGTTTTTAGTACTATAGAAGGATCAACTGGTTACAATGTTGATGGTGTAGATTTGTCTGATGGCATGCGTGTATTGTTTACAGCAGATACAGATATTTTAGTGTCTGGAAGAATATATGAAGTTAAATTTGTTACTATTAATAATGTAAGACAGATAAACCTTAAAACAGTAAGTGACACAGATCCTATTGACTTAGAAACAGTGCTTGTTACACAAGGTTCTAAGTATGCAGGTACAAGCTTTCATTACAACGGAACATTGTGGGTTCAATCTCAGCAAAAAACTATTACTAACCAGCATCCATTATTTGAGGTATTTGATGCTAACACAAATAGTTTTAGTGATACAACTTATTATGGTTCTACAACATTTACAGGAACCAAAATATTTTCATACAAGCAAGGAATTGGCACTAACGATACAGAGTTAGGCTTTCCGTTATCTTACAAGTCAATTAATAATTCTGGTGATATTGTTTTTAACTTTAATTTGTTAAACGATACATTTACATATCAAACTGATACAGATTTATTTACGCAAGCAATTTCTACAGGATACTTAAAAAAATACAAAAGCCTTACAGAATTTGATTACGTAAATGGGTTTAGCAGTATTGCAACTAGCACAAGACAAATGGTGCTAAAACAATACACATCTACAGATATTAAAAATAATAATTTCGAAATTGATGCATATAAAAAAGCAGGCGATCTTAATGATCTAATTGTACATGTATATTTGGACAATAAATTAAAGATAATAAATCAAGATTATGAGATTGACAGAGCTAATGGGTTTGCACATGTACGTTTTTATAATGATTTAAAATCCGGACAAGTCATAAAAATTAAAACACATAGCTCATCAGCAAAAGTTAATGGTCATTATGAATTTCCACACAACTTAGAAAGAAATCCTCTCAATGAGGATATTACAGAATTTACCCTTGGCGAAGTAATTGATCATGTTGATACCATGATTGAAGATATACAAGGATTTAGCGGAGAATATCCTGGAAGAAGTAATTTACGAGATGTAGGAGAAACTGATCAATTTGGTAAAAGATTTGTAAAGCATAGTGGTCCTATTAACATACCTCTTTATCATATAACAAATAAAGAGTTTAACATTGTAAAAGCTTTGAGGTATTCAAAAAATGAATATAGTAGATTCAAAAGAAAGTTTTTAGAAACTGCAAATAGTTTAGGATATGACGGTCCTATAAAACAGCATGTTGATAAAATTTTAAATGAAATAAACAAAGAAAAAATAAAATCAGAACCTTTTTACTTTTCGGATATGTTAGGATACGGTGATGCTAATGTAATTAAGTATACAGTTGTAGATGCAAGAACAACAACATACCCAATTACTTCACCTTTTAATTTAACCGATTTAAGTGCAAAAAGTATTAACATATATCTAAATGGAATACAATTAGAGTATGGATTAGATTATACATTTAATTCAGACGGTTATGCTGTTATCACAGCTAGTAAAGTTGAAGATGATATAATTGAAATTTATGAGTATGAATCAACTGATGGCAGTTTTATAGCACCTACTCCTAGTAAATTAGGATTGTATCCTAAGTACTATCCAGAATTAACAATAGATGATTCATATATTCAGTCATCTACAACTAACACTGGTCCTTTTAAAGTTTACGGCAGAGAAGAACAAACTACAAAAACACATAAAGGAAAAGTAGGTTGGTTTTATCCTTTGTATACTTCTGAAGAAGCCGCTATAGCCGCAGATTCAGATTCAAGTGCAGATACAGGTTCTGCACACAAACATGTGTTTGAAGGATTATCACAAATTTTCTATATGCCTTCTACAGAAGTAAATCATGCTGTACAAGATTCCGATTTGTACGATGAATATCCTGTAGGTGTTGCAATGATACGCGGTCATGACGGAAGTTATATAAAAGCGTACAAAGATTTTAGAGATGAATTAATACTAGAATTAGAAAGACGTATTTTTAATAACATAAAAGTTGATTATTCTAAAGCTTTACTTGATATACAGGACTTTATTGGCGGCGAATATAGAACATCTGAATTTTCTAAATCTGAAGTTGATAACACATTGGCTGCAGACTTCCAACAATGGCTAAGATTAATTGGTAGCAAAGAATATACAGAACATGATTTTTACGATCCTAACAATAGTTTCACATTTAACTACGCAAGTGCTAGCACACCTCTTGGTAATGGTCATCCAGGTTTCTGGAGAGGTGCCTACATGCATGCGTATGGTACAGATCGTCCAAATGCAACACCTTGGGAAATGTTAGGCTTTACAATGAAACCAACCTGGTGGGAAGCAACCTATGGTCCTGCACCATATTCAGGAGATAATCTTGTCCTATGGAAAGACTTAGAAGAGGGAAGAATAAAGGAGCCTGGAGTTGCAGAAGTAGTTAACGGCAAATATGCTAGGCCTGGATTAACAAATCATATACCTGTAGACGGCCAAGGAAAATTAAGATCACCAAGAGATAGTAATTTTGCTAGGGCTTTTTTAAGACGTCAAGCTACTAATGGTTGGAAGTTTGGCGACCATGCACCAGTAGAAACTGCCTGGAGAAGAAGCAGTGAATTTCCGTTTGCAATACTATTAGCATATTTGCTAAACAAACCAGCTAAAGTAATGGGATTAGGTTTTGATGTATCTAGGACAAAGAAAAATTTAGTCAAACAATGGATACAAAATGATACAAACAAACCTATACAGCTTTCTACTGCAAAGTTACCAAATACTTACAAAGATGATACTAGGGTACTAACCTGTGGATTAGTAAATTACATATATAACTTGGTAGCAAGTGATGTACTTTCAGTGTATACTGATTATAAAAATAATCTTGCAAACTTGCGAAATCAATTAGGCTTTAAAGTTGGAGGATTTACCGACACAAGCAAGTTTAATTTAATACTTGATAGCAGGTCTCCCACCAAGCAAGCAGATAGAGATGGAATATTTGTTCCGCAAGAAAGTTTCAAAGTCTTTAACAACACAAGTAGTCCTTTAGAGATGGTGACATATAGTGGTATGTCTGTGGAAAAAGCTGGATCAGGATATATTATTAGAGGATACAGTAATACTTCGCCAGAGTTTGAATATTATAAACCTAAACAAGGATCATCAAAAATAACTGTCACTGTTGGAGGAATATCTGAAGCTTCGAGTGAATGGTCTGCAAATACATTTTATGAAAGAGGTCAAGTAATACAATTTAAAAATGAGTTTTATAGGGCGGCAAGACAATTTACAAGTGGCGACACATTTACAGCAGATGATACTGTAGCAAAATTAGATGAATTACCTATAACAGGAGGCAGGACAGCACACTTCTTTAAAGATTTTGACGAAACAGAAGTCTTTAAATTACAGTATGGTACAAGATTATCAACTACACAAGAAGTTGTAGATTTAATGCTAGGTTATAATGCTAGACAAAAAGTGTTAGGATTTAGTTTTAATGAAGTTGACTCTTTCAATGAGAAAGTTGAAAACTGGGAAAATACTGCAAGAGAATTTATGTTCTTTACTACACAAGGATGGGCGGCAGGCACAGTTATAACATTAAGTCCTGGAGCACCTAAAATAGAATTTAGTAGACCTAATGTTGTAGTTGATAACCTTTATGACACATTCTATGAATATAGCATATTTAAAGCTGATGGACAACCATTATCTGCAGAATTAAATGGAGTAGTAAGAGAAGGTAATAGTTTTGGGTTAGCTGTAGCAGATTCTGATGAAGGCATATATCATGTAGCATTACCTTTAGTACAAAAAGAACACGTAATTCTATTAGAAAATAAAACAGCATTTAGTGATGTAATTTACGAACCAAAATCCGGATACAGACAAGAACGTATCAAGGTAAGTGGATATAGAACAGCTGATTGGGATGGAGGATTAAATCTACCTGGATTTTTATATGATGAAGCGAAAATAGTAGATTGGTCTCAGTGGAAAGATTACAAAATTGGAGAATTAGTCAAATATAAGCAATTCTATTACACAGCAAAAAATAACATTCCTGGTTCCAAAAATTTTAATGCAAGTAGTTGGTTACAATTATCAAATAAGCCTGAACCAGAGCTAACAGCAAACATGGATTACAAAGCTAATCAGTTTACTGATTTCTATGATTTAGACAGTGCAGGTTTTGACAGTGAGCAACAGAGATTAGCACAGCATCTAATAGGTTATCAAAAAAGACAATATCTAGCAAATATTATTAATGACGATGTAAGTCAATTTAAATTTTATAGAGGATTCATTGGTGAAAAGGGTACTATGAATGCTCTTACAAAATTATTTGAATCTTTAGGTACAGGACAAGAGTCTGCTTTAGATTTTTATGAAGAGTGGGCAATTCAAACAGGAAGGTTTGGTGCAACAGACAATACTAAACAGGTTGAATTTAGTCTCAAAGAAGATTTAATGACAGAAACACCTCAAGCGTTTGAGTTGCTTAATACATTACCTACAACTAATTACGAAAAAGTTTATAGAATATTACCTAATGAAGTTTTTGATAAACCTGAGAATTATAATCATGAACCGTTCCCTACAAAAGTAATATCATCAGCAGACGAATATATAAAGACAGGTGGATATGTATCTGAAGAAGATGTAGCATTTGTTGCAGGATCAATTCCAGAACTTGCATTAGGTGATGTAAATGCAGTAAACCTAGGCGATTATATATGGGTTGTTGAAACAGGGAAAAATACTTGGAGTGTGTATCAAGTGATTCCTGCGAACGTCAATGTAGTATCAGCAACAGTAAGAACAGATACTATTTCGAACGATGGTATGCGTTTAATTGACTTACAACTTGACACATGGGCAGATATTCCATATGATGGAATTAAAGCACTTATCACTGTAAATGATATTATTGGTGTACGTGGCGCGACTGCATATAATCTTGATGGCATGTATGCAATAGAAAAAGATGGAATAGATTTAACTAAAGTAACAATTAAAGCAGATATAAATGTTGAAACAGAAGACTTTGAAGGCGAATCATTTCAAGTTGTTAAATTTAGAGAAGTGCGTAGAGCAACTATTGACGAACTTAATGTAAGTCGTTATGACATGTATGAAAAGCAAAAAGTATGGATAGATAATTATAATGGTGATTGGGCCGTACTTGAGAATAATCCAGCATTTTCAGAAAACCAAACAATTTATAATACATCAGATTTTGATAGCACCGCACATGATTTTAGTAAAGGTGGCACTGTTACAGAAAATAACAATGATGTTTTTGTTTCTGCACCAGGAGACGGTTCAGGAAAAATTACGCATTATAAAAGAACAAACGAAAAGAATAATTTAGTTTATGATAATGTAATTCAATTAGATGCTAATGATGATTTACTTAATACTGCAAGCACTTCAAGATTTGGTGAAAGTATATCAGTAAGCCCAGACGGCGAATACTTAGCAGTAGGTATGCCAAACGCAACTGGAATCAAAACAAAATTTAAAGGTGACTTTGACAAAACACAAACTTACACTAAAGCTGATATTGTAAAGTATAGAGAAAGTTTATGGAAAGCAAACAGAGAAATACTTCCAGAAATTTCTTCGCAAGCATTTACTACATTTGATACATATGTTAACTTGGCTGCTTCTGCTGATGCAGACTCTACAACTTTACAGCTACTAGTAGCAGGTGATCCTGGTTTAGCTAATAATACAGTAGATCATTTACTAGTTAGAGCACCAAAAGACATGTATTTAGGCACTTCTGCAGGAGATACTATTAGTTTATATTGGAATCAGCGAAGTTTTGCTTATCCTACATTAGATAATTATTTGCCGTTCAACGGTGCAATCCCTCAAATTAATTTTAGTTTTCTAACAGGCCAGCATACGATTGTCCATAAAGTTGATCATGTGTTGTTTGTATCAACATTTGTTACACTACCTACTGTAGGTCAAACAGTTACAACAAACACTGGTAGTGCTACAGTCGCATACGTAGGAACAAAAGCTGATAGTGCAGTAATTTATATTAAAGACACTAATGGTATATTCAATGTTACAGATGAATTGTTTATTGACGAAACAATATTTGTTGGTTTTTATTCTGAAACATCAACTTACAACACAAGTTCAGCTGTAGATGGATTTTGGTATATTAATACTGGATTTAGTTATTCTAATAATGCAACATACTATGACACAGGTAGAGGATTAGTATATGCAGATGTTAGATTAGCTTCATCATCAAGAGCATTTAATACATATTCAAATATTCAACAGGCTGTAGGTTCGATTGGATCATATGTTAAGAATAAAAATAGAGCCAGCTATATTACACATTTATCTTACAGAGGTGATCCAGGCGGCGTCGAAGCAGATCAACTAAGCAACAAATGGGTAGTAAGAGGTGAAAAATCTTATACTGACACTTTAAGTGCAGGAGATGAAACTGAATTTAGAATATATGATCTAGAAAACAGAACAGTGGATGTTACTTCGGCTGGATTTAGTCTAGCTATTTTAAATAAAAAACAAACTATTGTAGATCTTTGGGACGGATATATAGATTTTACTTTTGATGAATTTGATTTTAACGGAAATGTATTCGAACCTGTAATAGGAGATATAATCAGTGATGTACAAATTCCAAACGACGGACAAGGCGGGTTGGCAATTACAACTCAAACTACAAGCACAGCGGAAGTTGTATTTTATAGAAGAAACTTTAACAGCGTAAGAGTTTATGTAAAAGCATTAAGCGGCGATTGGAGCCAGTTAACAAACATAGGCAAGTATTCTATACAACGTAATGCAAATACAGCAGTAAGAGGAATTGCTGACGTAAATCGTGTTATGGGCACAGTAGCTGACGTAGACAATGATATTGCAGTTGGGACTGCTACTGTAGGTAAATTAATAGTATTTGAAAATAGTTCACAATTCAATGTTGTTACTAATCCAGAAATTGTTGATGAGGAATATTGGTTCTTTAACGAAAATACAGAACAGGGTATTTCTAGGACAGAAAATCCTCCATATAGTCTGAACAAAGATTACACACAAGTATTTCATATACAAGCAGAAGCTACTGGAGTAGCAGGTCCTAACACAGAAGGTGCGGTAGCAATATATAGAAGAACTGAAGGAGGAAATTATAGACGACAGTATGTGTTTGTTTCTGAACATAGAAAAGAAAATAGAAAATTCGGCAAAAAAGTCAAACTAGTACAAAAAGGAAATTATTATACACTTGCAGTTTCAAGCGAAGGTTTAGGTACAAGAGAAGATCCAGGTAGTATCGAATTTTATAGGCATGGTGTTAAGCCAGAACAAGTCAATAATTTTAGAGGCAATTATCAGATAGCCGCATACAGTGTTGGCGATATTGTAAAAAATAATGATTTATTTTACCTTTGTATAAGAGCCGCGGCTAGCACAAATTTTGTTTCTGATCCTGTGTATTGGGAAAATATAAGTTGGAAGCACGGAAAAGACAGAAATTATAGAGGTGTATGGGACAATACTTACAGATATGAAAAAGGCACTATAGTAGAATACAATAATCAACTTTACAAAGCAAAAACTAATATTGCGGTAGGCGCTAGTTGGGCACCAACTAGCTGGGATTTGCTAACAACTAATATAGACTATATTGGAATGTTACCAAATAGAACGAGTAAAACTTTTTATACAGACGAAAACATATTTGATCCTATACAGGATATACAACAATTTAGTAAAGATTTCGATCTAAGCAAAGATGGAGATGTGCTTGTTACCACAAGCACACAAGTTGCTACAGATAGTACCAGAGATATTGCAGTAGTAATATACAGAGAAGTAGATGATAAGTTTCAGTTTTCTCAAATGATCACTGAAAAATCAGCAGTTGACGGCTTTGCTGATAAAGTAAGTATGAATCCTGAAGGAACAAAGATTGCTGTTAGTGCTCCTTTGGAAGATACTACAAGAATTAATCAAGGCGTTGTAAACATTTATAGTGCAGATACTAGCGGAACATTCGGTACCCCAATTACTACGTCAACGCAGATAGACTGGACACAGTTTGCTACAGCAGTTTTAGAAATGTCTTCAAATAACTTTACTCATCCACTAGTACCTTTCTTAAAAACGCAACATACAGATGGAAGAATTTATGCTGATGCTAATTTAAGTGGAAATATTGCAGATAGTGTAGATCAACAAGCAGATGATATAAATGTTTGGGACGCATTAGAATGGCAAAGATATGCGGCTGATCAAGATAATCATACGGTTAACAGTCATTCTTGGATAGATGGCACAGTAAAATCTGCATTTCTTAAAGTAGCAAGTTCTTATCCTTCGGCTTTGAAAACAGTAAATGTTGATGTAGGAGAATGTACACCTAATCAAATTTTACTTCCACCACAAGACGAAGAATCAGAAAAGTTTGGTCATAGTGTTGAATGGGGATCAGAATACTTGGCTATATCAAGTCTTAATGGGGATCAAAAAATTCCTACAGAATTTGATACATATACAAAAACACAAACAGATTCATATCAGTTAGATGTAACCTCTGATAGGAAACAAACACCTACTACTTTTGACAATAAATTTACCACATTTAAAAATATAAAAATTGACAAAGGTGTTATATATCTGTACGAAACACTAGAAAACAAAGTAACACAATCAGAAGTTATTACGTTTCCATTAATACAAACAACGTTCGGAGAAAATCTTCTAGCACAAGGAAATCATTTGTATGTAGGTTTACCTCAACAATTTGATAATAATAAAAGAGGTGCTGTAGTTGATTTTAGAAAACTGCCAGGAAATAATGCTTGGAAACAAATAAGAAGCAGTGTTACTCCTGTTGATGTAGATAAAATTAGAGGAGCATTTTTATATAATAAAAGAGAAAATCAAATTGTTACATATCTTGATTTCATAGATCCTGTGCAAGGAAAAATAGCAGGTATTGCAGAACAAGAAATTGATTTCAAAACAAAATATGATCCTGCTTTCTACAATACAGGACAATTGGCAGATGATAATGTTGATCCTAATAGGCACTGGGCTGAAAAGTATATAGGTAAAGTATGGTGGAATATTGCAGGAGCAAGATTTGCTCATCCTTATCAAGGTAGTACTAATTTCCAAAGAAACGTTTGGAACACACAATTAGAAGGCTCAACAATTAATGTTTATGAATGGGTAGAAAGTAAATTACTACCATCTACTTGGGATTCTATTGCTGATACAGATGAAGGGTTAGCACAAGGTATTAGCGGAATAAGTTTGTTTGGTAATACAAAATATACAACAAGATTAGTATATGATAGTGTAAGTAAAACTTTTAATAGTCTATATTACTTCTGGGTAGAAAACAAAAAAACAATACCTGCAAACACAAAACGTTTATTAAGTATTAGAAACATTGCCGCACTTATAGGAAATCCAAAAGATCAAAAATATAGATATCTTAGTTTGCTATCTAAAAATAAGTTCCTATTAACAAATTGTAATGACATTGTTAATAATGACGATATTGTTTTAAACATAAAATATACAAATGATAATTTACAAAAACAAAAACAAAATACACATAGTCAATATCAAATTTTAAGTAAAGGCTTATCTACTAGTGTGCCAAATCCTGATATACAATTAAAATGGTTTGATAGTTTGATAGGATTTGATGATAAGGAGCGTAAAGTCCCTAACACTGATGTACCAGTAAAAAGTAGATACGGAATTCAAAACAGACCAAGACAAGGAATGTTTGTTAACAGATTTGAAGCACTAAAACAATTTATTGAACGTGTAAATCTTGTATGTAAACAAAACCTATTAGCTGACGAATATGATCTAAGTTCATTATCTATGAAAGAACCTTTGCCTACTTTATTAAGTGGCGAATATGATCATAAAGTAAGTACCTATAGCGAAATAAATTTTATTAGTACAAGTAAAGTAACTCCTGCAAAGCTTACTCCTGTAGTCCTAAATGGTAAAATTGTTAGAGTAACAATTGATGATGCAGGTAGAGGATATAAAGTTGCTCCAAGACTTAAAATTACCGGCGCAGGAAAAGATGCTGAAGTAAAATTAACTATAGATACTTTAGGAAAAATTACTTCTGCAACTGTAGAAAATCAAGGAACAGGTTATGATGAAAATACTTACATTAGTGTAAGGAGATACAGCGTATTAGTTGAAGCTGATAATACAGTGTTTAATAAATGGGCATTGTATTCTTGGAACGAAACTGATAGTGTATGGTTTAGAAGAAGCATACAAGACTATGACGTAACACAGTTTTGGAGTCAAATTGATTGGTATGCAGATGGCTACAATCAATTTACAGAAATAGATGATATAATTGCAGGTTCTTACTTACTTACAAGTCTTGATAATAGCATAGGTGATGTTGTAAAGATTAATAGTGTAGGATCTGGCGGATGGCTACTATTAGAAAAAATTGCAGATGAAGATACAGAAGATTATACAGTAAATTATAAAACAATTGGTAGACAAAACGGAACAATTGAATTTAATGATAGATTATATGATTATACAAAAAACACTGTAGGTTTTGACAATAGAAGTTTTGATAGCTATTTCTACGATAATACGCCTGCAAAAGAATTAAGAATAATACTTAATGCAATAAAAGACAAAATTTTTATAGGTACTCTTGCAGTTGAATATAATGAATTATTTTTTGCTTCATTAAGATATGTATTAGCTGAGCAAAAAGGTGCTGATTGGTTATTTAAAACAAGTTTTGTTAAAGCTAAACACAATCTTGGACCTTTATACCAAGATCTAACATTTAATAATGATAATTTAGCAAATTACGAAGCTTACATTAATGAAGTGAAACCATATAGCACGAATGTTAGGGAATTTGTAAGTAATTATTCTACAGTACAAGAAACTAATACAACAATTAGTGATTTTGATTTACCGCCAGAATATAATAATTTAACAAAAGCTATAGAAGCTAGTAAGGCACAAGTTATTGATGGTGTAGTAGTTTCTTCACCAAACAGTGCAAGTATATATCCTAGAAAACATTGGGCTGATAATAATTCATATCAAGTAAAAGAAATTAAAATTAGTAATCCAGGTAGCGGATATACATATACACCTACTGTAAAAATTACAAACACAGAAGGATCTGGTGCTACTGCAAAAGCATATTTAGGTTATGGTAAAATTACTAAAATAGAAGTAACAAACCCTGGCTCAGGATATATTAAGCAACCTATTGTTACTATAGAAGGGCCGCAAAGTGAAGGTAGTGTAAAAGCTACTGCTACAGCAATTCTTGGTAATGGTGTTGTAAGAGCTCCTACTATTGTAACTAAATTTGATAGAATTTCAGGTAAAACATACTATACTACATTATTACAAGAAAGCACATTTGCAGGCACAGGTTCTCAATTAACCTACAATTTAGAATGGCCAATGGACCTTTCAGCTTCAAAAGTTAAGGTTTTTGTAGGCAAAGATGCAAATAATTTAGTTGAACAGTTAAGAAGTGCTTATACTTTTACTAATATTGAAAATGATACAGCAGGTTATACACGAGAGCAAGGTAGAATTACATTTACAACTCCACCAAAAAATAATGATGTTATAAAAATAAGTTATTATAGGCCTTTAAGCTTGCTTACAGCTGAAGATAGAATAAACTTCGCATACAATCCAACAAAAGAAATGTATGGTAAAGAACTATCACAACTAATGACAGGTATAGATTATGGCGGAGTTCAAGTTCGTAGTTTTGAATTTGATAAACCAGCTGGTTGGGATAGTGCAGGCTGGTATACAGATAGTTGGGACACATTTGATAATACATTTGAAGATGAAGTTTTTTATAGTGATGGTTCTACAAATGCTGTACAGTTGACAAAACCAATGGCAAATGGCATTATGTATAATTTTTACTTGAACGGTGTACGTATTGATGATCCAAATTATGATAATAGCACCCTAAATAAAAACCCTAGTGCAATTACAAATTCGATTATAGGCGATGGAGTTACAGATACATTAGATTTAGAAACTATGGGTATTAGGTTAGCACCTAGTGATGTTTTAATAATAAGAAAAACTACTAGTGATGGAAGCACATTGCCTGATGCAGAAAGTTATGATACAGCATTGTCTGGAGGTGACTTGGCATATAAAACAGCAACAGGTTTAAAAGCAGAAGATATTATTATCGATGGTGATGACTTTGTAACACCTACAACAAGTGGCGGTCCTGAAGAGCTTGTTCCAGGACAAGTACTAGATACTTTAGACATAAAAGTGTTTACAAGAGATAGTGCAGGACAAGGAAGAATACACAGTCAAAGCTATACAATGACTAATCAAACCATTTATGATTTAGGTGTAATTCCAAGAACTGCTCCTGCTGTAATAGTGAAAGTTGCTAACGTAATTCAACCTACTAGCAATTACACAATTGATTGGAATTTGAATACAATAACTTTAAATAATCCAACTCCTGGTGCAGAGTTAAACATAATTGCAATGGCACAAGGTACACAAAAAGTTTTAGATTTCGGCACAGGACAATCAGTAGCTGGCCAATCAGATTACCTTACAACAGTTGACTGGGAAGAAGGAGTTAGTGTTTTTGTAAGTGTCAATGGTGTGGCATATAATGATGTGGTTGTATTTAATAGTGCAGAAGATAGTGTTCCAGGACCAGCAAAGGTTGGTATTAGATTTAGTACTCCTTTAGAAGCATCTAACTACAAAATACATTACACAGTATTCAGTGATAGCACAAAAATAAATTACAGTCAAGTAAGCAAAGACCAATTCCAAGCAGATGGTACAACTAAATCATTTTCTCTTGCTACTACTCCATTTTATGCAAAACCAAATGAGCATAACATAATTGTAAAAGTTGCAAATAAAATTTTAAATCCTGGTTATAATATACAGTATACTATAGATTCAGATAATACGAGAGAATATAAAATTGAATCTTTCCAACAGCCAATAGGATCAAATGCGGCATCTGATATTAAAGTATTTGTTGATGGAGTAGAAAAGTTTACTCCAAATGAGTGGAGATTTGATATTGCTAATAGCCAAGTTGTGTTGGCTGATGAAGTAGGTAAACCTGGCTCTACTGTAGAACTTTTTGCAATTACAGATGGCGAATACAGGATAACAGGAAATGTAATCACGCTTGATAGTACTCCAGCTCAAGATACAATTATTGAAGTTTTCCAATTTTCAAATCATGATTTACTTGGCCTAGAAAGAATCAACTATGACGTTGTTAAAAGGACTTTGTTATTATCAACTGATGTACAAAATACAACATATAACAGATTAACAGTAGGAGAAATTACACTTAGAAGTAAAGCAGTAGATGCTGAATATGTATGGGTAAGTGTAAACGGTGAATTGCTTACGCCTAGTGTTGATTATTATCTTACAGATGACCAAATGAAGGTTAGGTTAGTAAGAACACCAGAAGCAAATGATGTAATTGATGTATTGCACTTTAGCGAAAAAGTAAGTACAGAAAAATTTGCATATAGACAATTTAAAGATATGTTAAACAGAACACACTTTAAGCGTTTAGATAAAGAAGCTACTACTCTTAGTGTTCCACTGAATAGCACAGATTTAAGAATAGAAGTTGTAGACGGGACTAACTTATCAGTACCTAGCAAAGGACAGAATATTCCAGGAGTACTTTTTATAAATGGAGAAAGAATAGAATATTTTGTAAAAGAAGGCAATACATTAAAGCAATTAAGGAGAGGTACACTTGGTACAGGTGTAAAATCAGTTTACCCAGCAGGTCAAAAAGTATTTGATCAGAACATAAGTAAGACTATACCATATAAAGATATGACACAGTCACAGAGCTTTAATGGAGATGGTGCTACTACTGCATTTACTTTAGGATTTGATGTTACATCTGCAGATGAAATTGAAGTATTTTCTGCAGGTTCAAGACTAAGAAAAACAACTTTACAATCTTTTGATCCAGCAGTAGCATTAGATAGTCCAGATGGTGATACGACATTACCAGAAGAGTTTACTCTAAACGGACAAGTTTTAACTTTAAGTGCTATTCCTGCATTGAATACTAAGGTAACAGTGATTAAAAAGACTGGTCAAACATGGACAAATACAGGAGAAACACTAGGAGAAGCTGAAAATTCTATAGCACGATTCTTACGAGCAGGAACTTCGGCGCTACCAGAATAAATACAGTATAGGAAATACAATGAGCGAAAATATGCAAGATAAAAACGGAGTACTAGTACAGGGTCATATCAAGATATTTGATCCTAAATCGCAAGAAGTTTACGTAGATAAGCGTAATGCAATTCATTATGAAAATATGAGTATTGCATTAGCAGAAAGCCTTGCTAATGAAGGTGCAGGATTTATATATGAAATGAGCTTCGGCAACGGCGGAACTTCAGTCGATCCAACTGGTATTATTACATATCTTACACCTAACAGTACAGGTACAAACGCTACATTGTATAATCAAACGTATACAAAAGTAGTAGACGAAAAAAGTGTTAACAATACTGACACTGCAAGAAATAAAACAGAAACAAGACATGTAAGCGGAACAAACTACACAGATATACTTGTTTCATGTTTGCTTGATTACGGTGAACCGAGTGGACAACAAGCATTTGATAATGCTACTGATCCAGAAAATGCTTACGTATTTGATGAACTTGGATTAAGAAGTTATAGTGCAAGCGGTACAGGACGCTTAATTACTCATGTAATTTTTCATCCTGTACAAAAATCATTGAACAGATTGATACAGATAGATTATACTGTTCGTGTACAGAGTTTAGCGGGTTAAGGAAAAGATTATGGCATATGCAATTAATTACACTGACTCCGTAAATAAAGGAACAATTACTGTTGAAGACAATACTATAAACTCTGAAACTACTATTAGTCTACCTGGTAGATTTACAACAGCATATGGCCAAGCAATCAGTGAAAACTTTTTACATTTATTAGAAAATTTTGCAAATAGTTCTGCACCAGAGAGACCTGTAGAAGGTCAATTATGGTATGATACTACAACAGGTGTCGACCAACTAAAAATTTATGATGGAACAATTTGGCAAGCGGCCGCAGGGTTGAAAAAAGCAAGCTCAGAACCAGCAGTGGCAAATAGCAGTGCAGGCGATTTATGGGTAAACACAGGCTCGCAACAATTATATTTGTTTACAGGATCTACTTGGGTTTTAGTTGGACCAGAATTTACAGATGGATTATTAACTGGTACAAAGTCGGAAGTTTTAGCAGGAACTGACAATTTAAGTTATACAGTATTGTCTATTAAGGTACAAGACAAAACTGCATTTATTATAAGTGATAGAGCTTTTACACCTAAAACAGCTATTGCAGGATTTACAACAGGAATTAAAGCAGGTATTAATATTAGTTCTGTAGCATTAGTCGGCACAGAAACATTAAAATATTATGGAACAGCTGAAAAAGCAGATGCATTAGTAATTGGAAATACAACAGTACCAGCGGCGAATTTTGTAAGAACAGACGTTAGCTCAACATCAAATTTTGATTTAAAAGTAAAAAATAATGATGGTGTTGTAATTGGTACAGGAGGACAATTAAGCCTAGGTGTTGACGGTGAGCAGGGAGTTATCCAACACAACACTAGCGGATCTAATATTGATTTTAGATTAAGAAGCGGCACTTCTACACCTACAATTATGCGTATTGACGCATCAGGAAAAGTAGGAATCAACAATAGTGCTCCTGAGCAAGATCTTGATGTTGCAGGTAATATTAAACTTACACCAAAAGCAGGAGTTGCTGGTTCAGGTTATTTACAGCTTACTAGTACAACAGATAGCAGTAGTATTAGCACAGGATCATTAATTACAGCAGGTGGTATAGGCGTAGCATTAAATGCTTATATAGGTGGTAACGTTGATGTAGGAGGAATACTACAAACAGGTAATATTGCACCTGACACTGGATCTAGTAGGAATATTGGAACATTAATTAACAAATATGACAGCATATATGCAAATACATTTTTTGGTAATTTACAAGGAAATGTTAGCGGTACAGTTAGCGGCAGGGCAGGCTCTGCAGATAAGTTAGCTAGTGCAACAACTTTTGCAGTTACTGGTGATGTTGATGCGGCTAGTTTTGAATTTGATGGACAAACTGGCGGCAGTACAAAAACATTTAATATGTCAATTGCTAATACCTTTATTAGTAATAAAACTGTTACATATGCCGCTGAGAACTCAGATGAATTATTACTGAATAGACCAACAGGTACAACAGGTGTGTTTAGAATTACTAAAAGTAATTTCCTTAAATCAGTGCCTATTACTCCAGTTGGATCAATGGTTATATATGGTGGAACTACTGCACCTGCAGGATGGTTATTTTGTGATGGCACAGAAGTTAGAAAATCAGATTACAACGATTTATGGTTAGCTATAGGATTTAATTTTAAAGATGCTTCGCTTATTTCAGATGCAGGAGTTAACTTTTTTGCACTACCTGATTTAAGAGGTAGATTTGCATTAGGTATGGATAATATGGGCGGAAACACTGCCAATAGGGTTACAGATGCTACAGCAGATACAATAGGCGGAACAGGCGGTGCTCAAAATACAACAATTCAGCTTAATAATTTACCAGAACACGAACATGATATGGAAGGTGATAGCGGTACTCAGTACTATGCAACAAGAGTAGGAACAGGTACTCCTGCAGATTCAGGAGCCATTCAACTTTCAATTACTTCTGGAACACAAGGTACACAAGGTCTTGCGTCAAGTGGAGGTATTAAAACTACATCTTCATTAGGAACAGCAATGGATACAATAGATCCTTACTTGGCTGTAAACTATATTATATATACTGGAGTAACAACATGAGCTATCAATTAAATAAAACAGATGGTACATTACTTACTTCGTTAATTGACGGGCAGATTGATCAAGCTAGCACAAATTTAACTTTAGTTGGAAAAAACTACACAGGGTATGGCGAAGCGTTTAATGAAAATTTTATAAAGTTGTTAGAAAATTTTTCTAACACTTCAGCGCCAAGTAATCCCCTAACAGGACAGCTATGGTGGGACACGAGTAATGCTAGACTTAAAGTTTATACAGGCACACAATGGAAAGCAAGCGGTGGCCCATTTGTGCAAAACACACAACCTACTATGGTTGCAGGCGATTTATGGATTGATAATTTAAATAATCAATTGTACGCATTTGATGGTACTGACACTACTTTAGTAGGTCCACAATATACAACAGCACAAAAGAAAAGCGGCTTTGAAATAGGAACAATTCTTGATAATCAAAGTAGATCAAGAACAGTAGCATATCTATATATAGGTGGCACTCTTTCTGCAGTTTTAAGTTCACTAGAATTTACACCTACATATTCTCAACGAGTTTTAGGTTTAGTTGATGCAAGCACTAATCCAAATGGTATAATATATGAAGGTGTTAATATTATTAACAACTCAACGTTTAAGTGGCACGGGGTTGCAAATAGTTCATTAGCACTTACAGACTCTGCAGGTGTTGCAAGAACTGCTGAACAATTTTTAGCATCAAATGCTAATGATGTAACAACAGGTGCTTTAACAATTCAAAATTCAGGTGGCTTAACAATAGGGCTTTCGCAAAACAATGTTCAAAAAGTTATTGGTGACAGATTTTATATAGAAAATCAACTTTTAGATCATGATTTAAGTTTGCGTGTACGTTCTAACCAATTTAACTCATTGATTGTTGACGCTTTGTATGTAGACGCAAGTACAGCAAGAGTTGGAATATTTACAACAAACAGACTGCCACAGTACACATTAGATGTTGAAGGTGATATAAGAGCTACAGGAAACTTAATTGTACAAGGTACGCAAACTACACTTGATACAGTTACACTAAGAGTAGAAGATAAAAATATAGAATTAGGCTATCAGTCAGATAGCACAGGCGGTGATGATGTAGGTGCAGACGGAGGTGGTGTTACATTATTATCAACAGACTCTAACAAAGAAATCAAATGGCTAAATTCAACTGATTCCTGGACTTTTAACAAGAATATAGATCTATCTGATACTACTAAATCTATTAAGATCGGCGGACAAACAAAATTAACAAATACAAGTCTATCAAATATTTTGTATGCTGACGAATTAACAAGAGTAGGCACACTTGTAAATCTGCAGGTAGATAGTATTAATATTAATGGTAACACTATTAGTAACAGTGTTTCTAATATTAATCTTACAGCAACAGGAGGAATGGGTATAACACCTGGTGGTGCAGTAACATTTACTGGAGCACCACAAATTAAAGGTGTTGGTGATCCTTCAGACATACAGGATGTTGCAACTAAAGCTTATACAGATACAGAAATAGCAAATGAAGTAATAGTAATGGGTTTTGACATTACCGGATTAGGTACAGGGTCAACATTACAAGCGGCAGTAGCAGGTTATTTAAATGACCTGTATCCTGCAAGTGCGGCAAATAGTGGAAAACAAGCAAAACTACATTGTACTTCATACGCAAACGCAACAGCAAGTGGTATCGATGTGGATTCAGCTAAAACTATTTCCTATATTGCTGTTGATTCTAATGGCACACAGAATGAGTCTGTTGTGCAAGATATAGTTTTTGCAGGAGCCAGTGGTAACGTTTCGTTGACTGCGGCACGTAGTTTGATGAGATACCAGTCAAACGGAACAGCATGGGAGTGGCAGCAAACAACTGCTTATTAAACATATGATAAAAACGATAAATAACATAAGTACTACGAGGAACAGCAATGGCATATCAAATAGACAGATACAATAATACGCTTTTAACAAACGTAGAAGATGGTACCGTTGACCAAACCACGGATTTAAAGTTCATTGGTAAGAATTATGCAGGTTACGGTGAAATTCAAAACGAAAACTTCCTGTTTTTGTTGGAAAATTTTAGTGGAGCGACAGCACCTGCTAAGCCACTAAGTGGTCAAGTTTGGTATGATAGCTCTGTTTCAAAGTTAAAATTTTATGACGGAACAAAGTGGAGAACAAACGGAGGTTCAGAAGCGGCTTCCACAGAACCAACAGGGTTATCAATTGGCGATTTTTGGTTCGATACAACAAATAATCAATTATATGTTTATAACGGAACAATTTTTGTTTTAATAGGTCCACAAAACGCAGGTAGCGGTATTACACAAATGCAAAGCTTATCTTTGCTGGACACAGGCGGTACTACAAGAAATGTAATAGCAGGAACAATTAATAGTGAAACTGTTATGCTTATTAGTACTAACGAGTTTGATATTGCCGCAAGTAATTCAATAACAGGATTTGACAGAGTTAAAAAGGGTATTACTTTAGTTAATACACAATTAGCAAGTAATGGAGTAACAACACCAGCAGGACACTATTTTTGGGGTACAGCATCTGATTCGTTAAGATTAGGAGGTGTTCTTGCATCTAACTTTATACAACAATCATCAGGTGGTGCTAATACTGTGTTTACTACTACAGTTGAATTTCCTGATAGCGGAATTCAAATTGGCAATTCACAAGATTTACAATTATTAATTGAAAACGGTACAGAAGGTGTTATACAGAACGTTACTGGTAATAACAGTAAGATTAAAGTTAAAAGTACAAATGGATCTGGCACTACAACACACTCAGTAACATTTGATTCTACAGGAATTACTCCAGCAGTAGATAATACATTTGCTTTGGGTAGCGGATCATTAAAGTTTTCAAATGTATATGCAACTAATTTTACAGGTGAGGCTTCACAAGCAACTGCACTTAGAGTAGGTACAGATTTTAGAACCGCAAGTGCAAGTGCATCAAATAATACGGTAGCTGTAAGAGATGCAACAGGCAATATTGCGGCTAACTTATTTCAAGGAACTGCTACACAGGCAAGGTACGCTGACTTAGCAGAAAATTATTTAACTGATGAAATATATCCAGTAGGTACAGCAATGGCTGTAGGCGGCGATGCAGAAGCAAGATCCGCAAAAGTTGGAGATTATTGTATTGGTGTAATATCTGAGAATCCAGCTTACTTAATGAACTCAGAAGCGGGGGGCCAAGCAATTGGCTTAAAAGGTAGAGTTCCTGTTAGGGTAAACGGTCCAGTTTCAAAAGGGCAAGCAGTTTTTGCTTGGAAAGACGGAGTATGTAGTACTATTACTACGAATGCGTTAGTTGGTATTGCACTTGAAACAAGTACTGAAGATGGTGAAAAATTAGTCGAATGTGTACTCAAAGTTTAAGGATCGATTATGGCAGATATTACCGCGGCTCGATTAAATAACTTACAATCGAGAATAGCATTAATACTTGGAACAGGAAGCGGCACTAGCGGTTACGGACAAACCCTAGTATCCTCCCAAGTTGTCGCTGATTCAATCGTAGATGCGGACGATATCAATAATATTTTTACTGACATGGTTAAAGCAAGGATACACCAAGTAGGTATCCAAGAAACAGGAATTAGACAAGTTGTTGAAGACCTAAATACTATTGCAGAAGAAACAAGTAAAAATATTGATAATTCAGGTAATGAAACAGCTGATGCTGAAGGTACAAAAAAAGGTATCGCTGACTATGAGTCATTAATGACTCAAATAGAAACTGACAAATTATTACTTCATTCAAGTCAAGCTGCCTTAGAACCACAACTTACAAGCACAAGAACAACTACTTGGAACGGAATAATTACACATATATTTCAAGTTACTTGGGGATCAGCTGACGAAAGACGTCATTTTTTTAATGCAGGTGGAGAAATAAGATTATCTGCAAATAATTCAGGAGCAAACGGTCCTAAAGGATTAGATTGGGCCGCATTATGTAGTGAAATTGGTGTAGTAAAATTCGGGCAAGATACTACTACAGCAACTGGTTCAGGTACTAGTTATGCAATCGGAAACAATGATGTGACATCTGCATATCAAAACTGTTTTCAGAAAGTAGGAGCAGGCACATACAGTGGAATTTATGCTGGTAACCTATACACAGTAAAAGTTAGAATGCCAAATGCAGGCATTAACGAAGGTGTGCTTGAATTTAGAATAGAATTCAATGATGTTGTTTTTGACAACACAGTAGATAATAATGTTGACGGAGCACTAACAAGTACAGTTCAGCAGTATAGAGCAGTTGGTCCTACAAGTGTTACTTCTGTAAGTCCTACATATTTTACTACTGATGCACTCCAGTAAATTTTTTACCCCCACTTCAAACGCTAAATAGTACTATAGAGAGGTTATTTCATGCCAACTAAGGTACTAGCATCACGTTTTAACACATTAAAAGATAGAATAGAAAATATTCTAGGTCCTGCTGAAGAAACTAATAGGGTAGCGGCGAATAATGGTTATTCGTATGGATACGGACAAGCACTAGGACCATTAGTAGACCAATCTAGTAGTAATGATTTAATAGATGCTTTAGCTTACAAGCAATTATATATAAATGTACTAAAAATTAGATTTCATCAGGTAGGCACATCTGCATTTACAGCTGATCCTTTCGTTGTAGGAGATTTTGCAACAAACGCCGCATCTACAGATAAAATTTTAGAAGCGTATATTCAAGGTATTGAAACTCTTGCAACTAATATGGAAAATGATAGACTTACAGTACATCCTTCGCAAGCGTCAATACAATCTATGGGAAGTAGCACTAGTGCAACAAGCTGGAATGGAACATTGTCACATATTTTCCAAATAACATTTACAGATGCACAAGCAAGAAGACAATTTTTTAATGCAGGCGGTAAAATTAGGTTTTCAACAAGTATGAACTATACAGGAAGCCAAGCTAAAAGTCTTGATTGGAAAAATATGCTTGCACAAGTAGGAACAGTAGATTTTGCGTATAGTAGTACTATAAATTCAACAGGCGTAGGACAGTCTTACGGAGGCATAGGGCATGATTATATGTTCAGCTACTATCAAACTGCATATTACAATTCAGGAGGAGGAGTATATAATCCGAATAGATATACCGTATATGCTATGGAAATGAATGATAGTGTGTTACAATTTAAAGTCGAGTTTTCAGATCCTTCCTATGGAGTACCAGACGAAACTGTTCTTGGTGCTGTAACTAGTGATATAGAAGCTGTAGTTCCAGATGGTACCGCATCTATTGACGGCACTATGCAAACAACCGTATCTGTACCATCCCCTACATACACACTTGTATCTAACTTATAATTATTGACATATATTCATAATAATGCTATAATACTGTAGTTCAGTCTTTGTCATTTAGTACCTAAAGATTGAATAAGTACTACTATTATAGGAGGTTTCTATGGACGAAAAGTTATCAAAAGCATTAGACTTTTCTAATTATATGGTTACTCTAAATAACCAAAAAAGACTACTTAACGAAAAATATGCAGAAAATTTATTACATTTTACTAATGGTGGACAATTTACTGTTACTAAAGAACTTATAAATTTTGTAAAACTACTAATTGATAACCATCAAAACGACGATGTGGTTCTTACAGACGATAATGATATTCCTCTCATAATCGACGATATTGAAGCTTTTTACCAAGACATAATTAATGTTTATTTTGAAGCGTCCAACTCTTATCACTCAGAATATATGAAATTAAAAACACAACGTAGTGTGGAGAACCTCGTCGATCATGCAGAAAAGTAGAGGGGCATTATTAATTGCTAAAAATAATACACAAGTTGATTACATAAAGCAAGCAGTTTTTTTAGCAAAACGAATAAAAAAGTTTCTTAATATCGGAACTTCAGTGATAACAGATTCTACAGAATATTTAGAATCTGCATTTGATAGTTCTATATTTGATAAAGTTATTTCCTTGAATAGTCATTCGGAAAAAAATGAAAGATTATATTTTGATGGAGCTATGTATCAAAAACAAGCTACATTTAAAAATAGATCTAGAAGTAAAGCCTTTGATTTATCACCTTATTATGAAACTCTTCTTTTAGATACTGATTATATTATTTCTAATAATTTATTAGGATCTTGTTTTAATTCTGATGACGATTTTATGATATATAAAAAATCCTCAGATATTGCACAAGTAAGAAATGAACAAGAATTTAAATATATAAGCGATACTGGAGTTCCTTTTTATTGGGCTACATGTGTATTTTTTAGAAAAACTAATGTTAATAAAATATACTTTGATCTAGTAAAGCATATCGAGGAAGAATGGGATCATTACCGAAGAGCATACCAAATTACCTCTTCTCTGTTTAGAAATGATTTTGCTTTTAGTATTGCAATACATATTATGAATGGATTTGCTCAAGGTACTTTCGCAAAAGAATTGCCAGGCAAAATGCTATACACAACAGATAAAGATATACTTTGGAAATTAGACGATGATAAAATGATGTTCCTTGTTGAAAAGAAAGATTACATGGGAGAATATACAGCTTTAAGCACAAAAGGACAAACTATACATGTTATGAATAAATTTAGTTTAGGTAGAATGATAGACGAGGTAGAAAATGTCTAAAGGTATACTAGTACTTGCACAAAATCTTTCTGAAGTAAATTATGTAAAACAAGCAGAAGTGCTTGCAATGAGTCTTAAAGTTACTAATCCAGAAACTAAAATTAGTATTGTAACAAACGACAAAGTTGAGTTCAAAAATTTATTTGATAAGATAATAGAAATTCCATGGAATGATGACGCACAGTTCAGTGACTGGAAAGTTGAAAATAGATGGAAGCTTTATCATGCTAGTCCTTATGATAAAACTATTGTAATGGATACTGATATGTTAATCTTGCAAGATATAACAACATGGTGGAAATTTTTAGAAAATTACAAATTGTTTTTTACTAGTAGTGTTCTTACATATAGAGGAGAAATTGCAGATACGCAATACTATCGAAAAGCATTTATTGCAAATAATCTTCCTAATCTTTTTGCAGGATTTCATTACTTTGAAAAATCAAATATGTCATTAGAATTTTACAAACTTTTAGAATTGGTCGTACAAAACTGGCAGGCGTTTTACGAAAAGTTTTTAGAAGGAGTCACAAGACCTAAACACGTTAGTATTGATGTGTGTGCTTCTATAGTAGCATTAATTTTAGATTGTACAAATGATATTACAAATGCTAAAGCAAGTTTTCCTACATTTACTCATATGAAAAAATATTGTCAAGGATGGGTTGATGGGTCTGATAACTGGCAAGATAGAGTCGGCTTTTATATGTCAAGAGATTGTGATATTAAGATTGGAAATTATAACCAAACAGGTATCTTGCATTATACTGAAAATGATTTTTTAGAAAAATCTCCAGTAATTGAAAGATACAGGAATTATTTAAATGTCTGATTTAAGCGAATTATTAAAAGCACTTACTACTAGTGTAGAAACTGATGATCTTACGTATGTATACTATTACAGCGATAGCGGAGAAATATTTAAAATATCAGGTGTAATAGATGAGGTTGAAGAAGGGCAAGAAATACTTGAAGTACTTTACGATATTGCTAGTCCTATTCTAACTGGAGAAAAACGTACAACAGATTTTGTGGTCATTTATGATACTGCGTTAAAGCGTAAAACTTTAAAAGAAAAAAACTATCAAGATACGTTTAAAACTGCATCTGCTATGTGCTATCAAATACCTGTTATTGCAAAAAGCCTTGCAGGTCATTTTTCGTTATCTGAAATTTATGAAGATGTAAAAGTCTACATATGGGTTAAAGAGTTAGCTTATAAAAAAGATGACATAGTTTGGTATAATGATAATGTCTATAAATTACTTGCAGATAACGGAAAGGATAAAAGATGGAGCAAAAAAAATTCTAAGTTGTTTATTGAAAATGTATTCTTATCTGACATTCCTACGCAAAAGTTTTCAGTGTTAGAATTAAAATTTGAACAACAATATAAAGGTATACATGTTGATGTATGGTATGATGATTTAAATCATTTGGCAGGACAGCATGTATGGATAGGAGACTGTGTATATAAAATATTAGAAGACCAGCCCGCACACACAAATTTTGATCCAAAAAATGCAGAAATGCTAGTATCTAATGTAGCACTTAGGAACGACACAAACAAAAATCTTACTTTTACACAAATTATCGATGATGGAAAATTATATTTAGATTTTAATAAAATTTATAGTGCAAAAATTATAGAATCTCATTATGATAAAAGTGCAGATGATATAGTTTATCATACAGATGAACGTCATATAATAGTTTGTAAAAAAGACTTTAAAATTCATATGGATACTTTTGACAAGAAAAAGTTTAATTATTTAAAAACTGATTTAACATTACAAGATCAAAATACATTAAAAAACGGAGACAAAGTTTTACTAGGTACAAAATTATATAATGTACAGTTAAATAAAGAATTTGATATTATAGTAACTCAACATACTAATGAAAAATTCTGGCAACTGAATATACACCCCTCGACATTAAAATATTTTCAAACAACTAATTATGATCAAGATGACCTTTTGTACTTTAGTATTACTGCAAAACATGATCCTAATATACTTTATAGGTCATTGAAAATACCATTATCAATGTTAGCTGATAAATTAGTAATTCCGTTTAAATATGATGCAGAACATAAAGAAGATCTTAGTATATATACAGCAAAGTATTTTGATAGTTATGGACACGAAATTTTATGACCAACAGATTTAAAGTAACAGACTATGACATAATTTATTTAAGTTATGACGAACCTAATGCAGAAAAAAACTATGCAGACTTATGCAGTAAAGTTCCGTGGGCAAAACGTATACATGGAGTTGAAGGTTCTGACGCCGCACACAAAGCTTGTGCTGAAATAAGTGAAACTGATAGATTTATAACCGTAGATGGAGATAACATAATAGATCCTAAATTTATTCAGCAAGTTATAGATTTTGATGAACATGAAGATCTACAGCATAGTGTTATAAGTTGGGCAGGATATAATGTAGTCAATGGTTTAATGTATGGCAATGGCGGACTTAAATGTTGGCCAAAGAAATTTGTACTTAATATGCGTACCCATGAAAATGCTGATCCTAATAATGCTCATGCACAAGTTGACTTTTGTTGGGATATAAATTATATTCAAATGAATAGTTGTTTTAGTTATGTATATAATAACCATACTGCCCAGCAAGCTTGGAGAGCAGGCTTTCGTGAAGGTGTGAAAATGGCATTAGATAGAGGAGTGCGTGTTACGAAAGAGGAGTTTGCAAATTTACACTGGAAGAACTTACATAGGTTGTATATTTGGTTAACAGTTGGCAGCGATGCAAAAAATGGGCTTTGGGCAATATACGGAGCAAGAGAAGGCCTATACAAAACAATGGCTACAGAATGGGACTACATAAATGTAAGAGATTTTGAATATTTGAACAACTATTGGAATGAGCAAGTAAAAATAGAAGAGGAAAATCTTTTAGATGCAGTGAAAAAATTAGGTAGCAAATTATTAAATGAATTAGATGTTCCTATCCCAGTAGATCCTTTTAGTGAAGAACAAAGCAAATTTTTTAAAACTGTTTATCAAAATCCTGGTAGGATGGCAAATCAATTCATTGATATTGAGAGATAAACATGAGTCAAAGCAGTTATAATGCTGGAGCCGAATACGCTAGAGAGAAGCTAAAGCAAATTAGTTGTTCAATGTGTCTTGCAAAATGGACACAAGTAACAATGCATTTGCATAATGGGCATACCCATAGCTGTCATCATCCTGCTCCTCATTTTATTCCTTTAGATGAAATAAAACAAAATCCCCATGCATTGCATAATACAAAACATAAAATAAAACAACGCCAACTAATGCTTGCAGGAGAACAACCAGAAGAATGCAACTATTGTTGGAATATAGAAAATTTAAATCATGGGCATTTTAGTGATAGGCATTTTAAAAGTGGAGAAGATTGGAACGAAGGACAACTTGAAAAAATAAAAGCAAACCCTTTAGATGAAAATTTTTTACCAACTTATGTTGAAGTTAGTTTTAATAATACTTGTAATTTTGCTTGTATGTATTGCAGTCCACAAATATCTAGTAAATGGATGGAGGATATTGAACACGGTGGAGCATATGACCTAGGAAATTATCAAGTCCATCATCTTGATTACTTACGCATTAAAAATCAAATACCAATTCCTAACAGAGAAGTTAATCCTTATATTGAAGCATTTTGGAAAATATGGCCTGAGCTATATACTAATTTAAAAGTTTTTAGAATTACAGGCGGAGAACCGTTGTTAAGTAAACACACATGGAAAGTATTAAAGTATATTCAAGATAATCCTAATCCAGATTTGATAATAGGAATAAACACAAATTTAGGAGTACAAGATGCTTTTATTGATAGATTAATACCTATAGCAAAAGATCTAATTCTTAATAATAAAGTAAAAAACTTTGAATTATATACAAGCGTCGAAAGTACAGGAGTACAAGCAGAATATATTAGAGATGGATTAGATTATAAAAAGTTTATTAGCAATCTTAATAAAGTAACAAGCGAAATTCCAATGTTAGATTGGAAGTCAAAAACAGTTATTATGGCAACATATAATTTATTAAGTATTCCTAATTTTAGAAATTTGCTAGAATGGTTACTTGAATGGCGTACTAAACATGGTTCAGCTACGTGGAAAAAGTTATGGTTAGATATAAGTTATTTAACTTATCCTAACTGGCAAACTATTGCATTAGCTGATAATAATATGTTAGCTATAATGGAGTCTGATTTAAAATTTATGCAAGATCATAAAGAACAAGCAATAGGACATCACGGATTTCAAGATACCGAAATTTCAAAAATGGCAAGGGCTGTAGACTATGTGACGCAAAATATAAGCAAAGATAAAACAACTGAGATGATGCAGTTTTATAATTTTTTTAATGCTTATGATTTGAGAAGAAATAAAAACTTTGTAAAAACTTTTCCAGAATTTGCAAATTTTTATAGTAGGTGCAAAGAGGTAGCAAATGCATAAAGTTCCAATATGGCATAGGACAGATTTAAACGACTATCCAGAAACTCCCGATGGTCAAAAGTTATACAAGTATCATTGTGGTATTAATTTAGATTATTTGAATAATACTTACAATGCTCATGGTGATCCTGGTATTAACATAGGAGTAGCAGGTATACATAAAACAAGGGTATACGAAGATATTGATTCAAATTACAAAGGAAAATATTACTATCCTTTTATATTGATGCAACCTATAGAAGGAGTACATTATGGTTCTGTGCCAGATAAACCTATTATAGATATTGAACCAGAACATATATTAAATATAAAAACAGGTAGATGTAAAATTTTAATTGTGAATACCATGGAAGGTTGGGATCATAATTCGTTCTTTAAAATTTTAATTGATGCTATCAAGAGTAAATATTTCCTAAAATATAATGATTTTGTAATACTGTCGGGCAATATGGAAGAAACCCAATATGGTACGCCTACTGTGTATCATAATTGGTGGGAACAGCATCTACGAGAGCACGATTTGGGAGAACTATTAGAACAAGGTGTCCTAAGCATGAATAATTGGGAAAGGCCACACAAGTTTATTTGTTTGAATAGAAGACCTCACGCCCATAGAATAGCAATTACAACACTATTACATAATTATAAACACAAAGGTATACTTACACTTGCTAAAAAAGTTGACAACCATACAGAAGTTTTTGATAAAAATCTTAAACTTATGAATGAATACTATCCTGGATTAACAGCAAAGCCTAAAGCTATGAATCGTCTTCTTAAAGATTTACCTTTGGAATATAATGACGGAGTAGACCCAAATACAGAAAATCCAGTACATGATGATGCCCCTGATAAATTTTATATGAGTTATCTACATGTCGTTACGGAAACATTTGGGAGAGGATCACAAACTTTTTTTAGTGAAAAAGTTTTCAAACCAATTATATACTTCCAGCCTTTTGTATTAGTGGGTGCATATAATGATTTGCATAGGTTAAAAAGTTTAGGTTATAAAACTTTTAATGGTATAATAGACGAAAGTTATGATGATATTAAGGATGACGAGAAAAGATTAATAGTGTTATCGAAAGAAATAGGTAGAATTGTTTCTATGTCAAATGATGAAATTAATAATTTTTATCAAAGTTGCTACGACATCATGATGCACAATTTTTTCCATTGGATATATAGGCAACAAACAATACATATTGATTTAAAAAATAATTTGTTAAGGAAGTTAAATGGATACGCCTAGTTTATTTGCATTTGGTTGTAGTTATACATACGGACATGGTTTAGAAGACTGCTTCGAACTTTATCCCAATGGTAACAATGGTCCAGGAAAACTTCCTACAAGATTGGGTTACACAAATATAATTGCAAAGAAAATTGGTAGGAGGGTGATTAACTGTGCATCTCCTGGCTCAAGTAATAAATTAATTATGCATACTATAAACATGATAAAACAAGAAGAATATTATACGGTTCATCAAGGAAAAAAACTTAAAAAATTACAAACTTATTGGAGAGAAAAAATTCCTGCTATGAATCCTGATACAGATGCTGTAATAATTCAATGGAGTTACATAGACCGACACTGTGTTTTAGATCAATATGCAGACGTGCAATTAGATAAAGTAGAAAATTTAGGACCGTGGGTAAAAAAAGGTAGATCTCCAAAATATTATAAATTTGTTTGGTCTACTTACGATGATCAAATTAGTGTATATCATTATATAAATTATGCTGATCTTACACTAAAAAACATGGGCTTTAAAAAAGTTTTACATTTGCCTCCGCCGTTGTTAAGTTTGCATAGAAGCAAATTAGAAAAGGGTTTGGTTATGGCAGATACAGATATTACACGACACTCATGTGATAAGGCTTTAGATGGCGGCCATCCAGGTCCTCTATCACAACAAGCGTATGCTGAACATTTGTTAGAGGATTATGCTGAATATTTAAAATGAAAAAGATAACTGAAATAGATCCGCAAACTGCCGCACAGCAAGTATTGCCCATGTTGGATGAAATATCTCCTAGCATGTGCATGGCTAAATGGTTGTGGTCAAGTATCCATTTGACTAATGGTCTTACTAATAGTTGTTTTTTACCTCCGCTACACAAAATTGATCCAAAAGCAGTAGAAAATAATCCAAGAGCTTTACACAATACACCAGAGAAAAAAGCACAACGTAAAATGATGCTCAAAGGAGAACAACCAGAAGGATGTAATAGTTGTTGGAAAGTAGAAGCTCAAGGTAAACAACTTAGTGATCGTGCTTATCGCAGTTCAGAGCCCTGGGCACAACAAGGATGGGAAGAAGTTATTGCTACTGGTTCCGAAGGGGACATTGATCCAACATATTTAGAAGTAAATTTTAATCATGCTTGCAATCTTGCATGTAGTTACTGTAGTCCTCATTTGAGTAGTAAGTGGGCAGAAGATATTGAGCAAAATGGTCCATATCCTACTAAAGTTCCACACAATAGTATTGAATATTTTAAGAGCATAGGACATTATCCTATTCCAAACAGAGAACACAATCCTTATGTGGAAGCTTTTTGGAAATGGTGGCCTGAGTTATATCCTAAATTAAAACATTTTAGGATGACCGGAGGTGAGCCTTTAATGGATAAAAATACATTTCGTGTATTAGATTATGTCTTAGATCATCCACGAGATGATCTTAATATTAGCATCACCTCAAATGCAAGTGTTCCAAAAAAAAATTGGGATAGGTTTGTAGATACAGTAAGTTTCATAGATGAATATAAAAAATTAGAAAGCTTTAGGCTGTATGTAAGTGTAGACGGATGGGGAGAACAAGCCGAATATATGCGTGACGGTTTAGATTTTGAGCTTCTATGGAATAATGTAAACAATTATTTAACTAGAACCAAAGACGGCCTAGTAACTTTTATTGTTACATTAAATATGTTGAGTATGCCAAGTGTTAAAAAACTAATGCAAGGTATTCTTGAATTACAACGTATACATAATGTAAAAAAAACAAGGCGTGATGATAATGGAAAGTTGACATACTATGGCAACCATAGAGTATTTGTGGACACACCAGCTTTACATTATCCTGCTTGGCAAAGTTTAAAAGTATTGCCAGAGGAATTTTGGCATTACGGGGATGAGTGTTTAGAATTTATGAAAGCTAATACTGATAAACAACGTGAAAGTCGCTGGGTTGGATTCAAACCACATCAAATTAAGCGTTTTGAAAGAAGTTTAGATTTTATGAAGCAAGGATTTCCTACAGAACAAGACAAAATAAATGCACAGGAGAATTTTGTTAGATTTTTTGAAGAATACGATAAAAGAAGAAATTTAAATTTTCATAAAACATTTGTTGAATTTAGTCCTTATGTAAAAAGATGGAAGAAAAATGCGATACTCACATCATCATAATCTATTAGAAGAACATGACTTGCTTAATCCGAACAATACAGGACTGTATAGCAACTACCCTCTAGGACCTGCTTGGTTCCCTTTACGAGAAAAAACAAAGCAACAAGAAGGTTGGGACAGCATGTTTATTGATTTAGGTAAAACTTTTTTCAAAGGTGTAAATAATCCTTATGCTGTATATATGGGTGTGGGAAAAATAGGTTATCTAGAATTACCAAGCACAATACTTGATGTAAAACCTAGGAATAGAATTAGGAAAAAAGGATTAAAAATTTATTTGCTAGAACCTCTAAGTACTTACAATATCCATGAAACTAATCCTCAGCACATTTATGCAAATTATGAATTAGACGATATTGCAGATATTAGAGCTAGGGAGTTAGATAGTATTTCTATATTTGCAGAACGTAATGAACTTCCAGATGTAACAGTTTATGCTCCTGATTATAGAATAAATGAATTTTTTGGAATGACATATCCTAACCTAAATTTATATTGTTCACCTGTTGGTTGGATATATCCTGCAACTATGAAAATAGATATAGACATTCCAGAAAAAACTAGTATACGTGCAAAATTTTGGTGCGGTAATTGGAAGTATGGCGCTCATAGGCATTTAATTGCATCATACCTTGCTGGAAGATTTGATTCTAATGAAATAAATTTAAGTTGGATATACAGTTCTAGTCCATCTATGCTAAAAAATAATTTATGGTTTAATTTAAAAAAATTAAAAAAATGGGAAAATCCTATTTTAAATGGTGCTCAAAAATTAGATTTACTTGCTCCTCAAACAATGGGCGTAAAAATGAAACGTGCATTAGATATTACAGAACAAGCACCGGACTTACACACGAATACAAATCCTAAAAGCTACTATGACGAAAGTTTTTGTGCTATTGTTAATGAAACAAGGTTTGCTCAAGCTACAGGATTGCTTACAGAAAAAATAATGATGCCTATGCTTAACTGTAAACCGTTTATTATGGTTGGCCCTCCAGGGAATTTAGAATATATGAAAAGATGGGGATTTGAAACATTTAGTGATTATTGGGACGAAAGCTATGATAAAGAAGAACAGCATGATAAACGTCTCGCAAAAATTTTAGGATTAATAGACTGGATAGGTTCTAAGAGTATAGAAGAATTACAAGACTTGTATGAAAGAATGTTACCAACTTTAATGTTTAATCAAGTTAGAATTTTAGACTTACAAGAACAGTTATTAGCAGAACCTATTACAAAAAACATTTTATTCAAGAGGCTCGGATGATAATAAAAAATGACAAGCCATTAAAAATTATTGGGTATGCTGAAAGCACACTTACACAGGAAAGTTTGTTTTATGGAAAAAGTTTTGTTATAGAAGATACTAGTCTTATGACTCCGCAAGAATTCAAAGTATTGAAAAACAAAGATGATTTTCAATATTTTATAGGATTTGCTTTAGACTTAAAAGAAAGGGAACAAACTATTGATCTTTTAGATGAATACGATAGTGATTGTGTTACATATGTTCATGATAGTGCTATAGTGTTTGACGGAGCAACTATAGGTAAAGGTTCTTGTGTTGCAAATTTTAGTTCATTAATGGCAGGAGCAACTGTAGGTAATCATTGTTTTATAGAAACTTACTGTTTAGTAAGCCACCAAACTACAATAGGAAATAATTGTATGTTACACAGCGGTACAATGATAGCAGGAAAAACAAAAATAGGAAAAAATTGTATGTTTAATTTCAAAAGTGCCGCAATTAACAATATAGAAATATGCGATAATGTTACTCTTGGAGCTTTTAGTAGTGCAACTAAAAGTATTACAAAAGAAGGAATCTATGTAGGCACTCCTGCAAGACTTTTAAGATGAAAATCCATAAAAAGAAAAAATTACTAATTACAAGTGGTTGTAGTTTTAGCGAAACTTCAAATCAAATGCAATCGTGGCCTATTCAATTAAATAGACACTTTCAGAATTTTGGATTAATATCAAAAGGAATGAGTAGCCAAGGCAACGGATTGATTGCAAGAAGTATAATTTATGAAGTAAGTAAAGCTCTTGAAGATACTCTTCCTCAGAATATTATTGTAGGTATAGGATGGTCGGGTGCTGATAGGCACGAAGTTTGGGTAGATAATCCAACATGCCAACAATATAATAATACAGATGGTTGGATACAAAATCCTACTGGGTTTATTGATGGCACTAAAAGTTGGGAAATATTTAATCATCATTGGACCACAACAAAATCAAAAATTTTTTATAAAAATTTTTATACTGAGGTAGGAAAATTAATTGATACTATTGAGAATGTTTTAAGGGTACAATGGTTTTTAGAAAAACATAATATTAAATACTTTATGACTAGAATGTGTGATTGGCAAGATAGCCTTGCTGAACATCATGCTGAAATAGGATATTTAGTAAAGCTTATTGATAAAACTAAATTTTTACCAGTAATGGGTATGTATGAATGGGCCAGGGACGAATCAGGACTTCCTTTAGGCCCAGACGATTACCATCCAACAGTAGCACAACATATAATGTTCACTCAAGAAATTATATTGCCATTTTTGAAAAAGACGTATGATTTATCTTAACATATGGAATGACATACACCCTATAGTGTCAAAACATGGTAATGATTACATGCTTAATAAATTAATTGATTTAAATAAATCTGATGACATAGGAGTAATGTGTGCAGAAGAAGCAAGTATGCACGATATTCGCCCATTCCTACTTACTGATACTATGTCTAAGTTTAACAGATTATATATGGTTCAAGGAGGCTATGATAAAAATTATTATAGTTTTTTAGATAGTTTTAAAAATCTTAAATTTGAAATTTGGCCATATTACTTTTTATATGAAAGTGTA